GTTTGCATAATTAAAATCTCCTACCTTTTTAATTTATACAACTATTATACTAAAATAATGGGTCGAGGTCAACCTTTTTTACCGGTTTTTTTGGCCTAATTTGTCTTTAATTACACCATTTATATCGGTGTATTGTGTATTAAAATACTTTTTGGCAGGATATGTAGGTGGCATCCAGTCAATGATTATAGTTCTTCTATATATGAATTTAAGCCAAACTTTTTTGCCATTTGTTAATGTGCGAGGCTTCCATGCAAATACTTTGTACCAGTTTGAATATCTTGGTTGGGTTGGGTCATGGGCACTCTGATCTAGTGGCACTAGTCCTCTCTTAGTGTAACATCACCTATCTTAAGACCGATAGTGTTTTGTAAGAATACACCTCTATTTTTGCCTTCTGGCATGAATCTATAACTTAATGCATCAGCAAGTAATATTCTTCGATCACCATAAAATTGTTTAAGTGGCCAATCTGACATCATATCTATATAAGGATCTGAACTAGGCTTTGGCATTTCACCTATATTACGACTTGGGGAATCATCTTCATTCATCCAGTCTTTGTTGTAACCAAATGTTTCAAAGTCCCAATCATAAAACTCATACACCATATCTAATACTTCTTGTGTATTTTCTTGTTGTTCATAAATTAGACGCCAATCCATTTCGCTTTGATTTAGTTTCCTTGTCCATGGAGTTCCATTTTGCATTGCAACATGTTTTACATATCCGTAATCCTCGTGGAACTTCTTTCTAGTGAAATCATAAATTTCTTCATAACGTTCAAAACAGCCTATGTAGTCTACTCGTAATTTTGCATCTTCATCAACTAAGTAAAGTATCTGTGGTGTTTTATGCATACCCCATAAAGCAGTTACAGTTACAGGATCTAAGTATGTGAGTAAGTTAGATGCATCTTTAGGTCTGCCTTGGAACCTCCAACGACACCAATACTCGAATGTCATATCAGAAGCCGCTAATGCACCTGCTCTACCAAATCTCCATAAACTTACTTCTCTAGCATAAGGATTTCTAACAATGGATAGTTTAGTATTTGCATCTGCATTGTCTAAAAAATAACATGCAGTTTGCACAGGACTGTGATTGTCAAACAATTCTATGTCTGTGTTAGTGCCGTAATTTTCTAAAAATCTTTTGTAAGACGTTCCGCCTGTTCTAGGTATGTGTATAAAAAGTAAATCTTGTTCAGGTAGGTAAAACATTATTCGTCAAATTTATCTAATAACTTTTTTGTTTCCATCGTAACAAATTTTTCTACCTTTTGAATATTAAGAAAAACTTCTACTGATGTGGTTTCTTGATTCCATATTTTTGAGAGAGGTGAATCTACACTTGGATTTAATGGTATAGGGCCATCAATTTCCTTGCCGGTTTTCTTACTAATATTTCCGTTCTTATCAGTCAAAATAATCTCATCGACAAAGACATTAGGTATCTCTGTCGTAAAAATGTCTTTCAACAGTTGGTCGAAGTTGCTAAGTTGGGAATTGTGAGTAAGGATTATTTTCCTTTGGCCCATAACTCCCTACTTAATTGCTGTCTTCTTTGGTCTGCCTGGTTTTGGCTTTGGCTTTAATTCAGGTGCTCTTGCGTATGCTTCTTCTCTTTTACTGTTAGCATCTGCGATCATCTGTTGTTGAACTCTTTCAATATCTTGTTCAATCATATCCGCTTGTTCCAATAAACCTTTAGCAATTCCTAACTGTTCGTCTGCTTCTCTTTCTGATAACTGTCTAGGTCTTTCAACTTGATTAACTGCATCAATTTCCGATGTGTCTGCAAATTGAGGTTTCTCGTTTTCTTTACCTTCTTCAATCTGTGAAATAGACTTATTTAGTTCTGCTAAAGGAACTTCATCAGTTGGGGTAGGACACATTATAACTTCACTTACTGGTGCCTTTGTAATCATCCCATCACTGTGAATAGCCTGTAGCATAATTCTGCCATCACTAAAGTTTCTACCGTTAAGTACCTGTGCTAAGTCACTATTTGCCTGTGCTTCATCGCTGTCTACAACAGACACGATTTCGTCGTGTTGTGTAGTACCAAGTTCGCCAGTCATAATTAATAGTGCGTTTTCAGGCTCGCCTGGTACTTCTCTAAAAAGTACTAGACATTTACGGTCATTCCATTTAGCAACGTGTTTCATTACTTTAGCCATATTATTCTCCTTCTGCAGGAGCCTCTGCCTCTGCTGGTGCATCTGCTTCTGCTTCTGCTTGTTGACTTTGTGCAACTATGCTAAGAAAATTATTTAACCTATCAAAAACAGCACCTACTTGTGATGCTTCTGCACCCCTAAATGCTCCTCTGCTTACTGCTAAATCAACGATTTGTAATAATGCATTGAGTTCCTCAAGGCTTAGTGAAGCCTGTTGTTGCTCAGGTGCATCTCCTTCTACTGATTGTTCAACTTCTTCGTTTACAATCTCTGTGTTTTCTGTATCTGCCATTTTTTCCTCCAATGGTAATTTACAAGTATTATTTATTAACTGATGTTTTTAAGTGAACGATAAAAAGGTCTCAATTCCTAGTTGATTGTAGTTATTAAAGGTCATTTTGGCACCACTAAGTGTTCCGCCTTTGCCACTACCTGTATCTAGGAAAACTACTCTTTCTTCTTTTTTTGTCCAATACACTAAAGGCATTTTTAAGTTGTCTTCAAAGTTAGGCTCACTTTGTAATGGTGATCTATCGTGTCCAACAAATACTATTTTACCCTTAGGTATTGCTTCTGCCCAGTCGTAAACTCTATGAGCATACATTTGACCGTTGTATTCAACCTGCTTTGAGTTATCAACTTGACCGTATAAGAATACACTTTCCATAGACTTCTTGGTTATCTTTTTTGTTTCCCAAAACTCAGGGTGTACACCACCGTGTGTAAAGAAAAAGTCTTTGTAAGTAGCATAAAGCGGTTGCTGAGATGCAACTTCTAATACTAAATCTTTAAAAAGATCTATACCAAAGTCTACTCTTGCAAGAGTATCTCTTTGAGGTTTGCCTAATTTAACGTCATTGCCTTTTGCCCAACGATAAAGTTTGTTATCGTGATTACCTTGTATAATAGTACCGTGTCCAGCATCAAGTATTTCTTTTGCTAGTAACATGGTTTCTAAAGGCTTTGGACCGTAATCTAATATATCACCTAATTGCAAGTAATATAAATTGTGTTTACGAGCATATGAATATGAAGTAGCAAAGTCAGAGAATACTGAGTGAACATCGCCCACTACTAGTAAACCTTTGTAACCTTCTAAATTAAGTTCCATAACTCCTACTCAACTACTTAATATACTATAATTATACTAAAAATAAGGGGTAAAGTCAACTGCTATTTCCAGTAACTTTCTAGTTTGCCTTCTCTAACTAAGTCCTGGCTCACACAATGTGGACCACCTGCTAGTGTTCTCATATGACGCATTTGAACTGGCACTGGTGTTACACCGTGTTTTTCCATTGCCTTCATTAAGTGTATCTCATCACTTGGTACTAATACATGCTGTGGGTCTATGCTGAGTACATTCATACCTATCCAACTACTTGCTGGAGCATAATCTTCTAAACATGGTTGCCCTACACACATATCTTCGTCATACCAAATAATATCCCAACCTTTGTATATTGCTGGCACCTTGTCTGCATCAACCCTACTGGCATTTAGAATAACTAGTCCAGGTCTTAGTGGCATAATGGTACTGTCAACATGAGCCCAACTGTATAAGTCATGCATCATGTGTACACGAAATTCGGGGCCTAGAGCGTTCTGTAACCACCTAGCACCCATTTCATTGCCTGTATTGGATATAAGGTACAGTATATCATAACCCATGCGTATGAGGTTAGCAGGGTCTAATATAGGCTCATTGTTGTTTACACTTGGGTCTCTGCCTGGCTGTATTTTAAATAAATCATCTTGTAAACGTGGCTTAGGCATCTGTAACCAATTGGCACCACCCATCATCTTCTCTTGAAAGAGGTCTCTGAATAGATAGGTTTCATGATACCTTGCTCTCAAACTCATAGCACCTTCTATGATTTTGTCACCTATCACAGTAACACTATCACGTGGACAGTATGCTTCATATTGGTCTGTGTCCCATAAGCCGTTGCTAACGTTCGCTGTAAAGTCTATAGCATTTAGGTTAGGCCTATGTACCTTTACACCGAAATCGTTGCTTAGAACGTTACACAATGCGTCTAAGTCCTCTTCTGCTTCGGTATATACATGCTCTGGGTATCTACCCTTAGGCATTTGTGCATACTGTTCAGCACTTAGGTTGGCATAGTTGGTTGCGTGGTGCGAAAGGTCTCCGTGTGGAATGTTGGCGTCTACGGCCGTTCCTATTATTACTTCTTTGAGAGTGTCCCATTCATTACAGGACCATAGATTTTTATTCTGCGTCATGTGTAGTATTTACTACAACTGACTCAATACTGCCTATATTATCTGGTTTTTTACTAGGTGCTCTTGCTAACTCTATGAATGTGAGCATGTCGCCTGTATGCTCAAAGTAAATTCTCCATATGTTATCACTACCAAGTGTAGACATATGAAGTAGACCTTGCCCGTGCTCATCGAAGTGCGACACTAAATCAAATATAGTGTCGTCTTCCATTGTATTAGAATAAATGCAAATTTTGTTTTTCATTAGGTTCTCATAGGTTAGAGTACCTTTTAAACCTTCTAGTTCACCTACACCTAATTTTTTACTTACGTGAATCTTCATGCTTTATACTTCACTGATACGCCATATGGTGCTTCTGGAGTTCTACCACCGTAGCCAGAGCCATGAATAATAAACAATGTATCACAGTAGTCTTCGTCACCCCAACTACCCCATGGGTAACCATCTGTGAATACAATTAACTTCTGCGGAACAATGTCTTCTTCTTTGAGTCGATCAAACATACAATCAAACTCAGTACCACCACCGCCTTCAATTTCAATGTCATAAATGTCATCAACGTTAGTTGAATCAAACTCATGAATTGTGTATGTAGATGTATCAAAGAAACAAAGTCTAAGTTTAAAGTTAGTGTATTGCTCCATGCAACCTTTTACTTCGCTTAGAAGGTCTCTTAGCATTTCATCTGACATAGAACCGGAACTATCAATAAAGCAGAACACATCTAAGTCTGTGTCGTAGTCCATACCTGGTAAGTATACTCTTTCAGCAATACCTTTTCTAGCAGGTCTCATAAATGTAAAATCATTCTTTACAACACTTTGAATATTAGTTGCAAGTAACTCTCTCCAGTCTAACTCAGGGTTAGTAAGATCTTTAATCATCTTCCTAACACCATTAGGAAGATCTTTATTACCAGCACCTTTGGCCGCATTCATTACTGCTTCTTTAACTTCGTCGTTGATCTGCTGTCTTTCTTCCTTAGAATATGCTGGTGGGCCATCTTGCTTATCACCACCATCTACATTACCTTGTGCACCTTGACCATCGCCATCTTCCTCGCTATAGTCCAAATGCATATCAAGTGTTTCTTGGGTAACATGCTCAGCATTTTCATACAAGTCATCATAGATCTCATCTGAAATCCAGTTCTGATATTTGTAATCAAAACAAATATTAACTTTGGTAATTCTCTTACCAATGTTGTTTTCTACTAAGTCCATATTCACAACATAGTCATTTGCTATGTTCCAAAGACGAGGATCTCTGTTACCACGTCTGTCCATATGGTCATAAACATTATGTAGAACTTCGTGGCCCATCAAAAAGATCAGTTCGTCATCATCTAACGAATTGATAAACTCAGTATTATAAAAAAAGTATCTGCCATCTGTTGCGGCAGTTGGGCACCAACTTGATGCTTCTTGTAATTGTAACCTAGTTGCTAAGTTACCAAAGAAACCATTCTTAAGAAGCAGTTGCACTCTAGCAGTAATTAATCTGTCCTTTACTGCTTGATCTGTATTTTGTGCTAAATTGTTCATTGTGTGTTCTCCTACAAACTATACTTATATTATACTAAAAATTACCTGGGAGGTCAACCTATTATTTGGATAAAAAGGATGGGGGGACCTTGTAGATCCCCCCTTAGTCTGTGCCGCTTAGTGTAGGTTGTAGGAGTAACTGGCGACACAGAGACTAACTAGTCGATGTTCATGTATTTGCCGTATCGATCAACCCACTCATCAATACGTTTTACGTCTGCAAAGTCAACATCAATGTCATACTCGCTCAATGCAATTTTACAGCCTAATACACACATCTCAGGTTCGAAGTTGTCCATTAAGAAGTTAATGAAGTTATTGAAAGCCTCTGTGAGTTCTTTCTCTTCACCATTGTCTTGAATGTTCTTCAACTCATAACTCATACCAACTGTAAGAGCATACTTAGAAGATATCTCAAGTTTCTTCAACTCCTTGACCTTACCTGAAAGGATTTCAGATGGCTTAGGAAGTTTAGAAGCATTCTTCTTATGGTTCATAAACTTGATTGCCATACCTTCACCAACCAAACCAGTTACAATGTCCATTTCCTCTTCATGAGTCATGTCACTGTCTTCTAGCATTTGGCTAACGAATGCCCAAGACCTAGGAGTAGCAAAACTCCTGCTTGAACTCTTTGGATCAAAGTCAAAAAGGTCTTGTTTAGCAAAAGCCAAGTAACCAACAACATCTGGGTTGATGTCATTATCAACTGCCCAAGACTGCCAATCGTCATGATTAACTTCAACTTCTAAGTGAAGGAATCTGTTTGCTAAAGGACTTGGCATCCTGTAAGTAACACCTTTATCAGTGTCTCTATTACCAGCCGCCGCAATTACCACGTTATCTGGTAATACATATTGTCCAACCCTACGGTTAAGGATCAACTGGTAAGCAGTTGCCTGCACACTTGGAGGTGCAGAGTTAAGTTCGTCTAAGAACAAGAAGACAGTTTCATACTGACTAGCAAGTTCTTCTGATGGTAGTTCGGCAGGTGCCGCCCACATCATTTTGTTAGTGTCCTCATCTCTGTAAGGATACCCTTTGATATCTGTTGGGTCTAGCAAAGCCATTCTCAAATCAATTAAAAGGTTGTTACCTTCTTCAGCGATCTGAGCCAGTACGTCGGACTTACCAACTCCTGGAGGACCCCAAATGAATACAGGACGTTTTTTAGAGAAAGCACGTTTGATGTGGTTCTTTGCCCTGCTTAGTTTTACTGTTCGAATGTTATCTGACATATAATTACTCCTACGAAATTATTTAATATGTATATATTATACTAAAAAACCTGACCTAGGTCAACCTTTTCTTTCTTATTTTTTAAATTAAAAGTTAATTCAACCAAGTAGCCTAATGCTTGTAACTCATCTAACCTAAGGAAAACGTCACTATCAGAATAAGTTTTAGGGTCAGATATCCAATTATGTTTACCTGCCCTAGCACTAAATTTATCTAAGTAACGGATTTTATAATCCAAAGATTCGACGTATTCCATTATGCTACTTGTTGAACTCCTGAAAGAACATCAGAAGTGATGTCCTTAAAACCCCAACTATCAACAATGTGATATGAATCATCAACTGAATCAAATACAATGTCGCCAACTGAAAGAGAATGCATGTCACGATATGTAACAACCTCACCATCTTTCCTAGTGAACGTCTTCATTTTGAAACCACTTACGAATGTGTCGAACCACTGATCTAAACCAGTGTCGTCATCATAGTAGTAACCATTCAAAATTTTGAATACTTCTTCTAAGTTGCTGTCTTCAAAGTGAGCAACTTCACAAACTTGGGTATAATGATTAAACATTTCTCCCTTGAAACCTTCAGCACCTCGCATCACTTCCATGTGTGCGTTATACTCAGGATATTTTTCAGCGGCACCTGTGTGTCCTCTGTCGTTAGAATTAACGAAATCTGTAACTTCGTCACTTAACTTGATTTGAAATACTTTGTACATAAAAACTCCTACCTTTTTACAAATTATGCATATATTATACTAAATTTTGGGGTACTGGTCAACCTATTTTCAGTAAAAATTGTATGATTTTCGTACAAATGATAAATACTTTTGTAACATAATTGTAACATAGAGTTTGGTATTCTGTAACAGAGCCCAATAGGGATGAAGTTACTGCAAACCTACTAGCAGTTATGTTAGAATATCACAGGAGAATAACATGGCGAAGTCCTTAGGAATAGTAGCCAGTGCAACTCATCGTTTCGCATTGGTCACTTGGAAAAAATTAGATACACTGATGAAATCAGGTCGTATGGAAAACGTGCAAGATATAATTGCATCGTAGACACAACCACTAAAAAAGGGTCCTAGGACCCTTTTTTTATACAGTACCTAAATACTTACTTTTCGTTAACGAATGCGTAAAGTTCTTTGGCTGTATTGATTACTTCCTCCGGAGAGATCCAGATAACCGGTGCTGATTTACCTTCTCTGTGATCTTCTGGGATACTGTAAAATGAATGTACTTCCTGGTCTCTGTTATTTTCTAACATGCCCATTGCCATTCCTAAGATATCGGTTCGTAGTTCGAACCCACTTTTTCCTTGTGACATAATTTTCTCCTTGTGTGTCAGTGTGTATGTACGTTAATGTACATTAATATTTACTCAGAGAGATCGTCTTTGGTAGGATTTTTTGGTTTGCGGAGACCTTGTAACCATTTCTCCAAGTTCTGACCTTTCAGTTTAAGTATAACAGAATCCTTTTCGCTGAATAGCACTAACTTTTTATTGTCTACAAAGTAAGGCCATTGCATAGTTTGATCTAGTTTAACTACTGCTTTGTTTGATAATTTAAAGTTATCTAGTTTAAAATTATAGCAAGTAAAACTCTTTTCCATAAGTGTTAAACCGTACTTGGTGAGTCTAACTCCTATAACCTTGTTACCTCTAATCCTGTGATTTTTAAAAAACAAAGGCATAATGTCAAGTACAGAATACTGACTAATATCTAATTCTTGTTTGATTTTATCTACTATTTTATATTGTAAACTATTTTGAATTGCCATTTTTGACTTCATCTTCACTTACAACAGGCCCACTTTCTAATTTAACTACACAAAATTCTTCTGTGTTAAATTGTTTGTTTAGCCGCTCTGCTAAGTTAAATGCATGTCCAGGATTAGAAAAACTAGTTTTCTTATACTTTGGTCCAGGATAATCTAAGTAAGAATGCATAGTTCTTAGATTAATTGGCGAACCTTGAAAGAACACACTAAAAACGTTTCCAGCCGCTAGTACCTGCTCTGTTTTATAATTTGTAGTATCGTGATGCTCTAAAATTACTGTTGGTTTTGGTCTACTCATGTATGTCTCCTGTACTTTTATTTATCTAAAATACAGTTAAAACATACTTTAATTAATTAGTTTTGACCTAAGAAGATGTTGAAAACCTCCTATTCTTTCTCCATCTACGAATATTTGTGGTACAGTATTAACGTTATCTCCGCAACTTTCGTAGAATTGTGTGCGTTTATCGTCATCATCTAATACTGTTTCTGTGAATTCATATCCATTAAGATCTAACACTTGTTTTGCCATAGTGCTATAAGGACATGTAGTTTTTGTATATATTTCAATTTTCATTTTGCTTTAACATATACCAAGTAAATTTAGCATGGTCTTCTTTTGTTTTAAAACTTACAAATGCCCTATCGTCTTTGTGTGGTTCGGTAATATAAGGCTCAGTTCTTTTAAACCACCAACCAAATCCATTTGTTATATTATCTTCGCACCATTTTAAGTAATGATGATTAATACCATAACTAGGCATTTTGTAATTGTATTTATATTTGGCGTTGTATGTACCTTTGTTAAAACTCACGAAACCATGTTGCCTTGTTAAAAAACTAGAACTTGCCGCCATCGGCATTCAACGTTAGGCTTTTCTTTGGTTTTATCTCATCGACTTTTGATACGTCTTGTAATGCTTCAAGTAAATCGTTAATGTCCAATGTTACTTCAGAACTTCCGATAGACTTATAGTATTTAAGATTCTCAATCAGAGTTTTTAATTTCATTTCTTTTGATCTTATTAAGTTCTTTAAGTCTGAATCTTAATTCATCCTTGGTTTTAAAAGGGCCTTCGTAGCCATATTGGAATAGTGTACTTGCTTTAGGACAGTAACCATGTTTCCAACCTTTCTCAAAGTTAATAGCATACCAACCTGCCGCATACAATACATCGCTGTTTGCAGTTTTACTGAATAGTGGTACATCTTTTGTGTACTCAGGGTGGTCAGGTGTAATAAGTTCAGGTGATGGAAAAGGTATTTCAAATCCTGCAATAAACATTTTATCTGGTTGTATTGCACTTTCAACAGTTTGTTGCTGGAATACTCTAGCACCAAAGTACTTTTCTACTGCTCGATCGCTTTTAAATTTTTCCTTAATATCACTTGCCAAGTATTCATAATCACCTTGGACATTTTGATATAAGACACCTACGTTCCCACGATGTTGATCTATTACTAGCCAACTTGCATCATCAACCTTCTTAATTGTTGCTTTTTTACTCATCATTATTCTCCTTAATCAACTCTCGTTGTCTTGTTATTTGTCCTGTTCTTTTATTTGTTGTTGATGTACATTGAAATACTGTTTTACCTTTATCAGGTGATTCAAATGTAACCAACGTTTCCTCTGGACCATACTTAATGGCATCCCATATTTTTCTTATTGTTTCTGACATGCGTTAAGTATTTCTCCAAATTCTGTTGCGGCATCTGTAAGTTTAGGCATATTCCACTTGTTACAGAATTTCATAAAATGTATTCCTACATTTTGCACTTTGTCTTTGTTAGATGATTCGTTAAATACTTCTCTAATAGCAGTTTTAATTTCATCTGGTTGTTGTGTAAGATCAATAAGTATTTTATTACGTTCAAAGTCATCTATTACTCTGTGCTCTTGCTCATTGTGATCTACCCAACGTTGTAACATAAAGTTATTGTAGTCAAAGCCTCCACGTTCCATATCAGCATAGGCTTCTAGCATACCTGTTTTGTTTTTACTGCCTTTCTTTCTAGCACCTGGAAAAGCAGAGAAGATGTTATCTGATGTATCACCTCTTACACACTTTTCAAACAGTAACCATTTAGGGTCTGGTACTGCTTTAGGCTCTTGTGTCTTTTTATCAATAGCACGTTTCATAGTCTTTGCTTCGTATATGCCATCTATCTTTACTATTTGGTCTGTTACACCATTATACTGACTGATGTTATTGCTTATAAGTTGATAAAAGACACTGTCTGTGCTAACAATAACGTGTTCGTCATTTGGGTGTTCTTGTGTCCACATAGCAATTAAATCATCTGCTTCAGATTGTGGTTGATGTAATACAGTACAATTAGTCTTAGTCTTTAAGTAATCAACAAAGTGATCGTATGCTTCAAAAAATATTTCATCTTCTTCTTGTTGACTAGGAGACCTTTGATCCATTGTGACCTTTCTATTCTTCTTGTAAGGTTCGTAAAAGTCTTTACGCCATGAACGTCCTTCTAAACAGAATATTACATGATCACCATCAAACTCTCTCCACACTTTCTTTACACTATTAAACATGATGTGCATTGCCATACCAACTTTCATATCAATATCGCTAGTACGAGCAGTCACATGTTTTGCTCTAAAGAACATGTTAAGTGTGTCAACTAAAATGTATTTCATTATTCCTTCGCTTCTTTGTCTTCGTCTGTTACTGTTATGACATCATTACTGTTAGGTGCCATATCCTGCATACCAAAGTCCATGTCAGCCATTTCTTGTTGCAGTATAGTTCTGCACAAATCGTTAAACCATGCATTTACAATGTCGTCATCGCTTTTGCCACTGTAACCGTTTGTCTGTAACATTGTAACAAATTGCTCGTTAAAGTCAAGTTCAACAAAGCCTTTTTTAGGATTTATTGGATCAACATCCATTTGCAATACGTTTACATAAGGCTTATCTTCAATAGTAGCAAGTTCTTTTTCTAACTCGCCGCCAGTTAAATCTCTATTAGCAATAGCAATACGTCTATCCTTTTCGCTTTTGAACCATAATTTAGGGTCCATCATATCTTTAAACTTCATCTTTGCCATCTTCTTTCTCCTTTAATTGTTGATAGTATGTTAGGCTACAACTAGCACCACAAAATATTTTAGTTTTATCTGCTGTATGATATTTTATATCTAAATAATTTACGGCCTTGCTACAGATAAAACACTTATACATAAATTTTATTCTTCCTCAACCGCCAAATACATACTTTTTATTGTACAAGGATATTTTCCTTTATTTGTCCAACCTATAGGCGTGATGTTGTCTCCCTTACCAATAAAAGTAGTTCCTGCCCATGAGTTGAATTGCAAGGCTGAAGCATACTGTATGTCCCAGCATCTATTATAAAACTCTACATCTATTTTTTTCTTATTTGTAAATCTTAGAGTTAGTATATTTTCCTCATCATTCCATTCCCAACCTCTAACTCTTGTGTAATTAAATGTGTTAATTTCTAAAGCATCTTTAGTAACAGGAATACCGTGTTCAGTATACCCTATAACTTTGTCATCTGCAAATGCCCATGCTACCCATAAAGGTAATGTGACTATAATTGTAAATTTAATAATATGTTTGTGAAAAAACTCTTCCATTTTATTTTCCTATTGCATTTCCGTATATATGAACGTGGACTCTGCTTGTATAATTGTATCCACGTTGTATAGCCTCATCGGCAATGGTGGCTTCAGTTTGTACTAAGCCTTCAAATGTGCCGCCAACTCCCATAATCCATACAGGGAAATTACAGCCAGCATCTCTAAACAGTTTTACATTGTCTTCCACTTCTTGCCAACTTGCTTCTGAGCCATTAACAACAAACTTCAATTGTCCTTTAGGACTTACTTCAGCATATCTACCAATTACTTCTGGCTGTATTGCTTTCTTAGGCTTCTCACCAGCAGTACTCCATAACTTAGGCGATAAACTCCAATACCATTCTCTGCCTATCCAACCTGTATAATTACGATGTACCCAATCAGCAAATTCATCTGTGATAGGCTTGGTGCCGTTAGTTTCCACAGTAACGTTCATTGGCATATTATCTCTGCGTTTGAACTCTTCTATAATGTTCATCATGCCAGGCTGTGTGTTTTTAAGCATTGGCTCGCCGCCTGTAAAGACCATGTGTGCGTTTTGTTGTGTAACTGGGTGTACAAACTTACCGTGCGGTAGAAGTGCTGTAAGTTCGTCTACGGCTTCATCTACAGTTTTATCAGTGATAAGATGTTTATATTTCTTACTCCAAGTGTAACTGCTATCACAACCTTTTTCAAACACAGGTAAATCAAATACATTAGTGATGTCTGTGATATCTAATTTTTCATATGGTAAATCATATGTGCTAGGGTCTGTTGGGTCTTTTTGTCCAAAGCCATTACATTGTAAATTGCATAGGAAGAATCTCATCCACAGACTAGGGATACCTACATACTGGCCTTCCCCTTGTGCTGAATAAAATGTTTCGCTATACTTTAATGTCATTACTTATCGCAAGAATATTGTTGTTGTAGTTTAATGTTATCCATAAACTCTTTCTTTGTACCTGCGTCATTTTTAAATGCGCCTTTTAATACAGTTGTTTGTGTAAGACTACTATGTGCCTTAACACCTCTGTTCTCTACGCAACCATGTGTGGCTTGTACATACACACCTAAGTGCTCGGCCCCTGTTGCTTTTTGAATCTCTCTAACAATGTCGTTAGCAAGTTCTTCTTGTAATGTACCTCTAGCCGCACACCATTGTGCAATCCTAGTGTACTTACTCAAACCAATTAGTTTGTCTGCGGCAATGATACCAATGTATGCCACACCTCTAACAATCTGATGGTGATGTGAACACATACTTGTGAGTTCACTTCTTACAACCAGCATACCTTCATATCTATCTTCGCTGTCGTTAGGGAAAGCAGTTGCATTAGGCATGTTTTCGTATCTACCAGCCATTAGTTCATTGATATACATTTTAGCAAGACGCCTACCAGTATCATTACTGTTAGGATCATTTTCAGTATCAATAACCAAGCCTTGTAATACATCCTCGAACTTAACCGCAAGTTCGTCAATCAGTTGTTGCTTCTCTCCGTCTTCAATAAAGTCAGAGATATTGTCGCCGGCCCAATGTCTTTTGCCTGCCTCAACTAATCTTTGTTTAATTTTTTTACTTGTTTCCATGTTCTTCTTTCTCCTTTATAGAAATTTCATGTTTAAGTTGTTCGATGTCTTGCTTGAGTTTAAGTTTCTGAAATTTGTGCTTTTTAACAATTTCATCATTATCATAATGATCATACTCCTCGTTAATTGCTTTATCTAACTCTCTGTGCCTTGCTTCTAAGACACTAAGATGATTTTTCAAACTTCTTGATGTACTCATTGTCTTCCCTTAAGATACCATTTTCCCAATTCTCTGCAACATCCTGTGCATAGTGTATCGACTTATCTCTAACGTCAATTTTACCAAAAGCATCACCGTCTTTTAATAGATGTACTATGTAACCAGTACCATCTACATTTACTATTTCTGCTGTTCTCATCTCCACCACTCCTCATACGGAAACACTATCCAACGTTCTTGATCGGGTAATACATTGTTAGCAGTAAATTCAACTTTGTCAAAACTGCTAGACTCTTTATCAAACAATGTAGCATATCTAATATCCTGATGTGCATAAGCCATCTTATTAGTTGTGCTATCTACATAGTCTGTGATTACCTTATCAATACCTTGTAATGTTGTTCCAGTATCATTAATATCGTCAACAACTAAAACTGTTTTATCATTGTATTTAGATAAAATATGTCTTAGAGTCTCCGAATCTTCGATATGTGCGTCTCTAGTTTGCCATCTAAATGCTTCAAATGGCACTTCATAGTAATGACTCATCATTACACCAAAGGCATACGCACCTCTTCCAGGACCAATTATAACTTCAGGCTTGTAACTTTCATGTGCCATTTCTCGCACAATAATTCTACAATCTCTGTTTAAGTCGTCCCAACTATAATATAGTTTATCCATGTTCTTATTATACCATTTTTTGTGGCCAATGTCAACCTATCTTTCAAAGTCGTTTTCTAATAAAACAAAGTCCACTTTATCAAAATCATCTAAGTTTATTTTAGATGCCTCCTCTACAATATCTCTGCCAGTAAATTCTAAAAACAATTTAAGTTCTTTATAAAATCCAGCATCTAAAACAGGATTTAACACTTCGCTATCTCCTGATATATTATATGTGTCGTCAAGAATCTTGCTACTAAGGTTTAAAACAACACCAAATGTCATTTTAAGACCTTCTGATAGCATATCATCAAAATCAGTTATTTTTTTATATTTAAAGATATATCTGTTTAACATTCTTAAGTAGAATTCTGCAGATATTTCGTCAAGTTGTACTGATATTTTATTATCATCAAATTCAACTGCTTTAAACACAGACAAATGACTTTGATCAAAATCTACATTATTACAAAAGAAATGTATAACATCTATTATTTCTTTATCAGTTACAGGAAATTTCTTTTTGATTAAACTTAAATCATCTCCTTTGCCTATTGCACCGACAACTGACATAACAGGTGTACCTGTTCTATTAATAACGTTTACTGATTTACGTCTTCCTATCATTTATTTTTAATTACCTTGTTTTTATTGTCTACCCAAAACTTAGAATGTGCAAACATATCATCTAATGAATATGTTGGTTCCCAATCTAATAAAGTTTTGGCTTTAGATATATCTCCACATAAGTACGATGGATCTCCTGCTCTTCTAGGACCTACTTCATATTTTAAACTTTTTCCAACAACGTTTTGTGCTGAAATTATTAAATCATGAATACTAAATCCTGTACCAGAGCCTAAGTTTACAATACCACTTTCACCGTCATTGCTTAAATGCTCTACTGCTTTTAGTTTAGCATTTGCTATGTCTTGTATATGACAGTAATCTCTAATGCAAGTACCGTCTTTAGTATCGTAATCATCGCCACAAATATTAAATACCTCGTCATTTGTAATTTTATCAATAATGATAGGCATTACATGAGTTGCTGGTTCTTGTGTATAACCATTTTTACCTTCTGGGTCTGCACCAGCGGCATTAAAATATCTTGTACTAATATAATTTAACCCATATGCTTTGCTGTAATCTTCTAACATAAGTTCTGTCATGTGCTTACTCATTGCATACGGACTCATTGGTGTTGGTGTAAGAGTTTCTGCAAATGGTTCTCTGCTATCTCTTTCACCATATACACTACTAGAACCGCTAAAGATAAAGTTTTTAACTCCTGCTTTAACACACATATCTAATAGTGCTTGAGTACCCGACACATTATTTTTATAATACTTGCCAGGGTCAATAATACTATCAGGAACAACATGACTGGCCGCTAAATGTATAACCGCTTGTGGTTTAAACATTTCGAGTATACCTGCTGTAGTTGTAGCCTGAAATTCATGTGGAAATAAAGTAGCACCTTCTGGTAGTGTCCACTTTCTGCTCGTGTTAGAATCTATAACAATTACGTCATATCCAGCACCTGCAAAAGTTTTACTTACCTGTGCACCAATAAAACCAAGTCCGCCTGTAATAACTACTGTTGGTTTATCACTCATCTTTATTTTCCTCCTTTGGATCTAAAAGTCCGCCCCAATCCTCAACTTCATCAACAACATCTGTAAGAGATCCTGCTGGTTTAGATTTAGTAGGTTGGACTACTGTCTCCTTGTTTCCTTTCTTTTCAGTGAAAGGAATACGTTTAATGTTAGGCATTATTTTTTGCGTCTTGAATCTCACCTCTTCTAACTTTCGCTAGTTTAGTAATTTCCATTAATGCCTTCCTTGCTCTTGTTGCCGATGCTTTTACGCCTTGGCCTTCTTTAAATTTTTCGTTTTCACTTACATACTCTTCGAAAAGTGCTTTAATTTTTAAATGTGTCTCTGTCATAATTATCTCCTATGTGTTTTTAAATTGTACAGATTTAATTAAATCGTAATCGGCTCTATAAGCCTGTCTGACTACTGATTTATTAACGTCATTAACAATGTCTATTGATTGCATCAAACGTTTTGTTGCGTCAATGTTGAAACCATATTCATCATTGATTTGATTATAAATATTTTTGTTATAATAAAAATAATCTATGATAGGGTTGGCATTATATTTTTTTATAATATCAAACATATCAATTAAGAAACTTTTTTGTGGCTTAAAATGTGCATCGTTAGATTCTAAATAAAATCCTTCATCACTAAAATTAAAAGTAACATAGTTTGTATGAGGTTCTACTTCTCTCCAACCTAAGTACATATTAATAGTACTGATAAATCGTTCTACTGGATCTCTTAATATCACAATAAACCTACTTGGGCATTTTTCTTCTTCCCATAATGTAATTCTTTTCCAATCGTTATTTGTTTTTTCAAAATCTCTAATTACACTTGTAGCACATTTAGGTACTAACAAGAATGCAATGTCCTCTTTTTTGTTGTATACACAATCACCTGGCATACAATTTGTATATTTGTTATCAATTGATGTTTCCATTGTCTACCTTATTAACGAACTTAACAGAGTCAATTAACTCATAGTCTTTTACATAAACATCTTTAATAATGTCAATATCAACACTTTTTACTATTTTACTAAATCGATTTATATAATTTTGTTCCATATTTAAATTATAAAAATTATTTAAATCATCAATTATATTATTGTTTAACCAAAAGAAATCAATTTTACTTTTGTCCAAACCCTCAATAAAAGTATTTTGCGAAAAAAAGTGTGCATCGTTGCTTTTAAATATACCGTATTTGTTATCCTCTTTCCTAATGTCTACATAATTAGATGTAATCTTTCTAGGGTGCAAATACATATTTACAGCACTTATAAATCGTTCTACTGGATCTCTTAATATTACACAAAATTTATCTATAGTAAGATCTTTTAAAATTATTTCGGTTTTATCAGTAATTGGTTTTAATGCACGTTTTATTGACGAAGAAGCATTCTTTGGTAAATGTAAAATACCAAGATTACTTTTTTCTATATAAGCACCGCTGTATAGCGGATGTATAGAACCATTAATACCAATTACATTGTTCACTTTAAACTCTCAAATACATCAACTAAGTCTTGATCTGGGCCTTCCTCATGATCCTCAACAAAGTATTCCATTTCGCAACCGTTCTCGTTATCCTCGGCTACCGAAATCTTTATGTAGCGATCAGGATACATTGCTTGTATCTCACTCGCTAAATCGTCTGCAATCATTTCACAACTCTTGTAATCTAATTGCAATGTGTCATGTGCATACAGTCTTTCCATCCATCTCTTGAACTGTATAAATTCTACGTCTCTGTCATCATGAAACACTTCAAGCCATACCTTAAAGTGAAAGATGTGTCTGTGTGGATATCCTAAAAAGGATACATCGTCCCAATCGCCTGTTGCTAAATTAGGATCTTCCAAGGCGGCAGGGTACTTGTGAATACCCTCTTTACTGAATGTTACCCAAATACTTCTCACTACCAACCTCCGTCAATTGTTTCCATTACTTCATTCATATGACCTAACAGTTGTGTGATAGGTTCATCGTAGTCACCAATCTCATAGTCAACGTCATCTTGTTCTTTGAACATTGCTTTTATTTGATCACCATACTGAACAATCTGTTCTAGTTGTTCTCTCATCTCATCTGATATTGCCATTACGCCTCCTTGCCTGGATCCCACATAACTAGGTTTTTCTTTTTCAACCTATTAGTTATTATGGTATATCTATTTTGCTCTTCCTTCCATTCCTTTAACCATTTGTGTCCATCACGTTCTGCATCAACAAAGATTGCATTAGTAAATGCTAATGGTAGTAAAATAGAAATATGTATAATAATACTAGTAACAGTATTATAATCAAAGAATCCTAAGTAGTTTGCGGCTAAGAAGCCAAAGAACACACTCCATACAGTAAACAATACCAACATAAAGTATGTTTGTAAACTTGGGTCTTTAATTACTCTTAATGGATTGTATCTCACATCCATTACACGTCTCCAGCCTTTTACAAGTCCCATTACAGTTCTTCTAAATAAACTAGGTCTCTTTACACTAGGTTCTATCATTTCATTCTCCTATTCTATGTGATTTCTCACAAACTCTTTTATTACATGTAATCCTACTGATGCCCATGTAATTACTATTAAACTCCATATCAGTATCTCAATCATCTACTTCAGGATCATATGTTTCTTGGCTATCGTCTTTATGCGGGTTACCGCCTTCGTACCAACTGCCCTCTTTTTCTTTATCTTTCCAACCGCTTTCAATGTGTAATCCTGCTGGGCGACCTTGTTGTTTGATCACTTCTAACTCACGGAGTATTTTAGCAACACCTTCGTCTATTGCTTTTTTAATCTGTGTATTAGTAGGATGACCCATTACCACTTAACTCCTATTGTAACACTTAAAACATTATTGTCAATCGGATCTTCTGTGTAAGTGTTACTAAAACCTAATGATACCTTTTCATTTAAACTATAATTAATTGCTGTTTCATTACGCAAATATGTATCTGTGCCTGTTTCATTTAACAACTTGTTAGTAATATTAAGACTGTCATTTAGTTTATAAAATACCCATAAACTGTTTCTAAGTATTGCTTCGTCTACTTCATCTGTGGTTAAGTATGCAACTGAAGCCTCATGACTTATTTTCCAATTATCATTTCTAAAAACTTTTATACCAATGCCGCCACCAGTAACTATTCTATCACCTGACAATCTCAATTTATCTCTATCATAACTTGAAACACTAAATGCATAATACTTAGGTGTAATATCTTTATTTGCTTTGCCTATAATACTAAACTTATCCATTTTGACTACGTCTTCTTGTTCCTTGTAAACATAGTCTGTTTCTACAACATAGTCAATAAGTGGATTATCCCATTCATGGTCTAGACTTAACTTTAATGTAGTTGTGTCGCTATTAATTTGGGTCCATCCAAATTTAGCATTGCCTGTTGCATTAGCAGGCATAGTAATTAATACTAATCCTACTATAACTAAAATAAACAATACTGCTTTTTTAATTCTGCTCATCGTTCTCCTCTATTGGATTATCGTAATAATCATGTGTACCTGCTCTATACCTTGCTTTCCTTTCAGAAACAAGTACACTACTCATATAGGCAAAGTATGCCGCTACTATAACAAACACTATACCTATAAAAAAATTAACAACTGTCATTAATGCTTCAATCATATTTTGCCTTTGCTACCTTTCTTCTGTAATGCTGTCTGTCTCTTTGTTGTTCAAGACCTAATCCAGAAAGTACTTTTAATGTTCTTTCGATAGTGCCATTCTGATAGTCACTAATCTTACCGATATTGTATTCGCTTAGGTTATCTGTTTTAATGTCATCAAACATATTAGACAGTTTGCTTACACAATCTTCCATACTCCATGGAACGTATAAGTGTCTACCGTTGTTAGCAAATACTTCTGGGAAACTTCTATATGCTGGATATAGTGTAAGTGTACCAAATGTATCGGCTTCACTAACAGTATTGCTTACCCAATCTTGCAATGCACAATTGAATAACACTTTACTGTCTGCTAACAAATTATAGTAATCGTTTTTCTTTAAGCCTGTGTAAATTTTAAAGTTTGCAGTATCACCTTCTTGTAATGCTAATGCTCTATCAACATACTCTTGATCTGAACTTTTAAGTTCTGGGTGTCCACAAAAGATTGCAAACTCAACAGTAGGATCTATTTTGTAATACTCCTCTGCTAAGTCCATATAAAAGTGTGGTTGCTTCTCATCGTCCCAACGTGCCGCAAAGCCTACTCTGTTGCTTCTTTCATTAAGTGGCTTAGGATTAGGAACACGTTCTTGCACTTCTTCTTTACCAAACGGTAAGCCTGTTACATATATAGGCTTCTTAAATCCTGCTGTTCTTAAGTGTGCTACAAATTCTTCACTTGCTACAATAATACCTGTAACAAACTCATCTACCATTTGTTCATATCTACGCATCCAGTCAAACATACCTTCTCTAATAAGGAAGTCATCTGGGTCTGTTGTTTGTGCTAAGAACCTTAGGAATACTTTAGGTCTGTATTCTTCTGGAGACTGGTCCATTATGTAAGGTAAACATTCTAAGCCTGGTGTAAACATATCTTCATAGAAGATTACGTCATCGCTTGTGATTTCACCGTTCTTCATTTTCTGTACTAAGTTCATTGTTTGACTTAGACTGTAATAACTTCTTCCATGTGCATCAAGTACACTACCTGTAACGATTGCTTTACTGTTATCAAGTTCTTCACCTTTGATTATTTCATAATCAATATCATGCTTTTTAAACTCTCGCTCGTTCCAGTCTTGTAATTGTAATGTATACCTTGCTTCATAAGACTCGAGTCCCATGTAGAACAGTTTACGCATTTTCATTTTGTACAAATTACCTTCTTCCATATAGATTCTCCATATTAGTTATTATATCATTTTTTGTGGCCAATGTCAACCGTTTTTCCTTTTAAATGATGTATCGCCATCTGCGTACTTGTGATTAATTTTGCTGTGATGTTGTTCATCTGCTCTAACTTTTTTAATCAAATCACTTAACTTAGCATCATCCTTCATTTTATAATATTTGATAGCAAGTTTAGGTGCAGGTACATTTGGCACTTCACCACTTTCAACTAATTCTAAATAACTAGTATAACTTCTTACTGCCTCTTCTTCAAAGTAAGCAATCATTCTGTGTGCTGTTTTGTAATCTATTATATACAATACAGAGTAAAATAACATAAAAATAAATTGAGCAAACAAAACCAAATACCTTTCAAACCAATTAGGTTGTGCTATCTCAATAAAGAACATTAAGTGCATTCTTTCATTCTCTGCTTCTGCTAACATCTCTCTTATGTCAGGCCCATACCCAACTTTCATCTTACGCAGGCTTTTCATGTGTAACCACATACCAGCAACCATGCCAGGAACACCTGCTACTGTTTCTAATACAACTGCTCTATGACCATAACGTTTAGCAAAGAATGTATCTGCTATAAAGCGAAAAAACTTTGTCATGCTCATTGCTAACTTGTCTCGCATTAATCAATAACCTCGTCTTTGGTATATTTTGTCCAGTCTGTAAATCCTTTTCTATTTTGTAGTTCATGTAAACTATGACACCAAACACCTGGATTAGTTGCTTTAAAGTCTTTGTCATCTAGTTTAAGTGTAGCATTGTAGTTAAATTGATTAATGTAAGGTAACTTAACACTAATCATTGGTATAAATGTACTATACTCAGTCCAGCCACATTCTAATACTCTTTCTGCTAAACTAACATCAAAGTCTAACGTAATCCAAATATCATCTTTTAAAAGTCCAGTAATAAGTTCGTCCCAACCCTGCCAATCCTTATCAGTTGGAGGGTTGAAACTTTGGTTGGCACCCAAATAGATATGTGGACACCCGCTGTTTAATGCCCTAGCAAGTATTTCTTCCTTAGGCTGATAACCAACTACAAATAATGTTTTTTGTCCGTATGCAGGAGATTGCTCTACCTCAGTACCAACAAAAAACTTTACGTCTTCGTGTCCTTCTCTATCCATTAGTAACTAGTGTACCCCCATTTAATTAACTTATCCTGAAAGTCTACACCTTCTTCAAGGTCTACAAGTCTAACAGGCATTGTTTTACCGTCTTTAGTTTCTACTATTTCCATTGTTGCACCATTCTCCAACACATGAAATTGTACGTCATGCCCTTCGAATGTGTATGTACCACTGTATGCTTTATTCTCCGTCATAATCGGCCCTCATTATATCTTCTTGCATGTCTGCTTCACTGTCACCTGACTCGTATTCTTCTGTTTCGAATAACGAACCAAATGTAGTTTGCTCAGCACTACCGTCTGAGAAACTAATCTCTTTTAAAAATTCTTTGTTATCTTCTAACATTTGTCTTGCATTGGTGTTATTTGGATCTAACACTTCTTCTGCAAAACTATCGAACATCAAAATAGTACCTGGTACATAAGGAGAAGTTTCATTGCTCACACTACTGCCTTTTACCTTCTTCCAGTTCTTCCAATGTGTAGGTGTTCTGTGTTTTTCCATATCAGCAAGTCTGTTTGCTTCTTGCGTTGCTGTAATGTGATTGTAAACACTATGACCCATATAAAGTGCATAACTTAGTGTGTCCCAACTAGTTGTAGTCTCTTTACCATTCCTATTAACATCACCATGTCCTAAAACACAGATGTCACCAACTGTAAGTCTACTCATTATAGGGGAATGTGCAAAAGGCATAGGCATCTTTGATCCTTTGAGATCTTTGTTATCGAATGCTCTATCCATAAAGTATCCGAATCGCTTGGCTCTAAACTCATTATGTGTGTAGGTTTGGCCATATGCTGTATTAACAAAAGGTGATGCCGCATCAAATGATAGTGTAATATTAGGATTGTCATATTTTCTCAACTGTCTTTGGATACTAGTAAGGTGACATGCCCAATTAAGGCGTCCAGTACCCAAGAAGTGTATCCAATCCTTACCTTCAAGTAAACCATCTTCTCTAAGATCCAATAGTCTACTTAACACACTATACATGTGTTTCATATTGATACCAGCGAATGCGTAACCTTCTAAGGTTCTATTCTCATCACCGTATGCTTCTTGCACAAAACTTTTATTGGAAAAATGCTTTACAGCATCATACCATTGTTTGCTATTTTCTTCGTTACTACCACTTAACACATTTAAGAACTTGGTAGCACCTGGTGTTCTGTTCCTCATAAAATAGTCTAAATTAAGTAGACTAATATCTAGTGTGTCTTGAAATTCTGTAAGTCCTGTTCTTTCACTTAGTTTACCAACTGCCGCAAAAGCAGGAACATCTAATGTCATACTCCAGTCTGCTGTATGCTCTAACCACGTAAGTATCTTATTACAAAACTCTGTTCTAGCAGGGTCATTGGGATCTTTTGCATTACTCCAATCCATTTTAATAACACCAGTAGCAAGTTGGAAACCACCTGAGTCTCCTAGTATCATTGTTTTGCTACGGTCTCTGCCTTGTATCATTGGTTCACGTTCGTCACTTTTTACAGGATCTAAGTGTGCGTGTCCACCGGAGTATAGACCCCATGGATAATGATAATAACTATTCTCAGGATCAAGGAAGTTCATGCCTTGTGTGCCTTTTTCAAAGCCTTCAGGACATCTCCATTCACTTGGATTAGCATTCATCTTTTGTAATTGTGTTACATAGAAGCCACTAATAGCAGGCAGGTAAACTGCCCAATCCTGGTGCTTCTTTCCTAAGTCTTCTGTCATGTTTAACTCTTAGCAGGTAATATGTATTTGTATTCGCCTAAACCACTGTCAATAACAATTTGCATTGCACCTGCATTAGCAAAACTAACAGTACAATTAGCACTATCGCTTAGTCTTAGAATGCTTAGTGCTTTATCAATTTCCCATTTCCAGTTACCGGATAGTTCGCCATCGACATTGTTGTTGATTGGTAATTTACCTTTATCACCGGCACCTTCGCCAATGCTAAAATATAATGCACCATCTTCTGTACTTGGAGAGAACACAGGTTCAAAACCACCTAACACACCATTGAAGTAACCTAAGTCTTTTAAGTTCTTCTGTGATGGCACAATAGTAACGTCCCATGGGATCTCTTTCATTGTAACAGATTTTAGTTGCTGATTAATTACATCTGCTAACATAAATCTGTAACTACCAGTGTGTCCTTCTGCACTTTTAAAACTAATTTGTACAGGTATGTCATCTCCGTTTCTGCTCTGTGTTTCTACACTTACTTCAGAACCTTCGTCTACAAAACCTGGAAATTTTAAATATCCATCTAGTACACTCATTCTGCTAAGACCTACTGTTTGATCTACAAAGTCTGCTACAGGATTATGTAGTTTACCTTGCAGGATAACAGTTTTGTCTGCATCCATGGCTTCAATTGTAGTAGACGACTCATCGCCACTAATCTTAACCATTTCAATAAAACCTAAGGCGTGAGTATGCCTTAGTATGTCTTTAAATATATCTTTTATCATATGTTGTCACCTCTTATATTAAAGTTATTATTTAGGCCTTTACACCTAAAAAGTTTATAAATCCTGGCCGTTTGATACCTAACGACCAAGTTAATCATCAAAATCAAATAAACTATGGAATGTATTACTAGTATCTGTCTGCGACAAATCCCATTTTAGTACATTCAATAAGTTTTCTACTTTCTTATCAACTACTGCCTCTTCCATTGCATCGTCATCAAAAGGCAGTTGTTTAAACCAATCTGGTATATGCATTTCATCTGTTGGGTATGCAATACTTGTATAACCCATTGCATTACTCTTTAACCTGCACACAATTACTTTCATACCATCTGTTATTTGCATACTGTATTGATCACTGTTTGCTTTTAACATGTTATTCCAGTTAATACTTGCTCTAACATGCCCAGGAATCATTACTTTCTTTTCGTCTTTGAGTTTTTCTAACTTGTAAAGACTAGCACTCTTGTTCATACTGAATGCTTTATTGTATGCTTCTGTGTAATATGTTAAGTTGTTTACCCTTTTAGGCATACCTTTCTTCCAAGAGTCCATTGCTTTGAACTCCTTCTTAAACTCTCTTACACTTGCAAGTACTTTTGTTTCACCGTCACCGTTTAGTGTCTGCCCTAGTATGTCACTTAAGAAGTCTTGCACAAACTCAGGTGTGTCTGATCTCTTAAGATCTAGGCCCATTACTTTAAGTTTTCCGCCTTCTGGTTGCCAACCTTCTAAGTCTAATACATTGATAGCATACCTTTTCTTAGTAATAAAGATACCTGCTCTACCAACAACTTCTCTACCTGCTTTAAGTATATTACCTTGACTAGTAGAAATGTTAAAGGCCTGTTTAGCAAATGAAGGGAAAGAGTCACTAACTGTATCTGAAATATTATCATATAATGCAATAGCACTATCCATGTCTAACTCAATATCTTGCTTTTTACTAATTTCATGAGCACTAAAATATACAGAGTCAGTATCACCATAAACAATAGTATCGCCTGTGTGATCATATTCGCCAGTCAACATTTTGTTTGTTTCTGCTCCCATGTGTCTAGTAATTGCTCTACCAGTGAGTGTTGTACTTTGTCCTATTCTATGGTCAAAGAACCTACTACCTGGATTACAAATAGCACCATATGTACTGTTAAGTAAAATTTTTCTAACTAACTGTCTCTTATCCCAGAATGCTATGTCCTCTGGTGTTGTTGCTTGTTTCTTTTTAGCCTGTAATTCTTGTCTCTCTGAATACCATTTCTCTAATAGACCGGGTATAATACCTTGTACGTCTGTTCTATATACAGTACCATTTGCACTAATGCACCATGGCTCCTCGCTATTAAACAGCATGTTATACACGTCAGCACCTTTAACACTAATTTCTCTTTTGTCTTCTAAGTCTAATATAAGTGGCTTGTCAACATCTTTAGCCATAACCATTTCATATTCATTAGTACCAAACTTACCTGCCCATGCATCTGCAAATGATTTCTTTTCTATTTGCATTTTTTCTGTAATTTCTTTATCTGTGTACTCTTGCCTTAGTTGTCCTACAATAGTTTCAGGAGCCATATTCAATGCTCTAATGACACTAGGATACAGACTGTTTATGTCCATCGACCCTACCCATTCATGCATACCTTTCTTAGGAAATGCCACATAGGCACCTGCTACTGTATGCCCCCATGGGTTATCTGAATCTTTAGTTCTATTTCTATCAGGAACAACCATGCCACGTCTGTGTGCTTCATTAACTATTGCTTGGTCAATAGTCTGTACCGCACCCATTGTTACTGGAAGTAATACTGTATTTTGATGTGCAATCTCACTGGCAAGACTTATAAACTGCAACTTATCATCTAGTTTCTTAAGTAGCATTGTGTCTTGTATGTTATACTCTAAGAACAGTTCAAAGTCGTGATTGTATAGTCTGTCTAAACTACCATCATACACAACTTTCTTTTCACCTACTTCCATTTCACCAATGTAGTCTAGTCTGTAACTATGACGCTCTTCATAGTTATACTTTCTGTACAGTTGCATATAGTCTAAGTGTACACGACCTACTAAGTCATATGTTTGTGTTTCTCTACCGTGATTAACATATTCTCTTTTAATCACGTTTTTGTCTAGTAAACACAGACGTCTTGTTTCGCTTTTACCTAACACTTTGATAATTCTGTTTACAGTATAAGGAATATCATAACCTTCACTGTTCCAACCACTCAATATATCTGCATCATCTATGAGACTAAGAAAAGCATCTAACATTGCTTTTTCATTACCAAACAATATAGTGTCGCCTACATTATCTGCTATCTTTTGTGCTTGTTCCCAATTAAGTGTCTTAGGCGGAACTGCTAAACAAACAATCTTATCCATCCAGTCTAAGTAAACACTGATACTGGTAATAGGCATAAATGCATCTTCAGGAGAACTATAACCTCTATCTGGATCAAAGTCTACCTCGATATCAAAAAAGCATTTGTGTAAGTCTGGTGCATCCATGCCCAAGTAATGATCTGCTAATACTCTGTTTACAGGTTTTAGATCACTTTCATATGTGCGTTTGTTTTGATACAATGCAACATTACGTTTAAAGTCTTTCCAATTGTTTGCTGTAATCTTACTTACTGGGTCGCCATACACACTATGCTGTTTGCCTTTAGGATCATCTACATAAAAGTAGTATCGCATAGGGTGATCAATAATCTTGCGTTCGCCCTCTTTAGTACGTTCAACGACTCTTACTATGCCTTTGTTCTGTTCAAAAACTGCGTCAACGTAACTCATTTAATTTGTCCGAATATTTTAACATAAATTTATATTTGCTTGCCTCTGTTATAAACTTTGCATATATTTTTGCTACTGGTTTATAACTGCTTGTATAGTCTACTTCTCTAGAAAAGGTTGCTTCTTCACCAAATGCAAAGAAAGGAATCATTGTGTCATGCAGGCGATCTTCGAAGATGTGCTCATAGTCAGCATCATCTGTCCATTGCATGTCAAATAAATATACCTTTTCTACAGTCAGACTCATATTAGTAGTATAACAGATAGAACTATATTGTCAACCTGTTTTTAGTTTATTGGTCCTGTTTTATAAGTGATCTTTACCGACTGCGGCTAGAATAGTTTCTAGTGCATCAAACTTGTCTGTTTCGTCAGTAAATGATGCCTTATGAGCAACTTTAACTGCTTTCATAAGGATTGCAGGTTTAATATCCATTTCTTCTGCTATTGCTTTAACAGTTTCTCTTAAACCTACTTGGAGTGATTCTACTTCGTAAAGGACTTGGTCTCCTTCTTGAACTAGTTTTTTAAGTCTTGCGACTTCTTCTTGATTGAATGTTTTATTGAACGCCATAATAATCCTGTGTGTATGTAATTAATTATCTAAGTATTATACTAAAAAAGTAGATTGTGGTCAAGTACTAATATTCAGTACTGGCCTCAAAGTCCCAATCGACCACATCTAATTCTTCTGCAAGTATATCTGCAATTTTAGTGCCTTCCTCAGCACTAATATCTTCTTCAGTTAATACTTCGTACACTTGTACATCATCTGATTCGTAATGGACTACTTCTGCTTTAACTTTATTGCCACTACCATCAAATGATGAAAATACTTTGGTAGGAACAACACTTTGAACTATGTCAAAAAAGTCAACAATATCATCACGTGATATTTCCTTTTCAACTACAATCCTTACAAAATGTTTTCTTACCTTATCTACCATAGTAATTACTTACCTTTACTAAATGCTTGAGCACCAAAGAAGGCGGCAACGATACCGGCAACTGCTACAAAGTATGTAGCGGCCATGTCACCTAGTATTTCACTTGCTTGATTTAAGCCAGCCAATACTGCTATTACTACTGCAAAAGGATACAGTAACATACCACTTAGTGCAAACCAAGCCATGCTACGTTGAGCATCTCTCATTGCATCTAGATCTTCAAGTTCTTTTCTTTTGAACTCTAAGTACATTTGCTCTTCTGCTTTTGAAACTTTACCATCTCCATTTGTATCAGCCGGATGGTGTACTGCTGTTGTTGTTTCTTCTGCCATTATGTTCTCCTACTAACTTATGACTGCTCTGTCTGTTACTCTTCTCCAGTTAGTGCCATCGCTAAATGCCATTACTGGACCTCCTGTTTCATTGGTTACATATATCATATGCCCAATGTATGCAGATGCATCAGGTACTGATAATACTGCATATCGTGGAAACTCAACTGGTCCTCCACTTGTTTCAACAACGCCATAGTCACTGTTGACTAGGGCAACTACTGAATCTGTTAAATTACCATAGTCTAAACTGTCTGTTACTGAGGCTGTAATTGCACCGTAATCGCTTACAGTTTCAAATAATATTGATGAAACAGAACCACCTACTGATAGTTTTGCTTCTGACTCATCATATGTAAATGCTGATGAACCATTGAATGTACCTTCATCGTTATATTGAATTTGCGTGTTACTGCCGCCTGGTGTAGCATCTACATTAGCAAAACTTACTGTACCACTACCATCTGTAGTTAATACTTGATTAGCACTACCATCTGCTGTTGGCATAGTGTAAGTGCCGTTTACAATAAGTGTATTTGCTCTTACAACGTTAGGTGCTCCATTGGGTGCTATACTTCCTGTTACATTACCACTTAGGTTACCAACAAAAGCACCAGCACTAAACGTTTGACCATTTACGGTCCATTCGCCTTCTTCTTCGTCCCAGCGAATATAAACATTACTTTCGTTACCTCTGTTTACTAATATTCCTGCGTTAGCAGTTGCGGGTTGGTTTGATGGAAGGTCGCTGTTTAAAACTATTTCATTGTCAGCAATATTGAGAGTTTCTGTATTAATGATAGACTGTGTACCGTTTACAGTAAGATTACCTGTTATAGTAATATCATTTGCAAAGGTATTGTCTGTATCAATTCTAGCAAAACTTGTACTATTAATGCTATCTAATGTGTCAGCATCGCCTACCGTCAGTTTATTCCATGTTACAGAACCACCTGATACAGTTGCAATTTTTAATAGTGTATTGCTTGAATCGAACCAAAGATCACCTGTCGAGATATTACTAACGTCACTAGGTGCGTCAGATGTCCCGTAAATTCTAGAACCGCGTTTTCCAATTCTAAAACTACTTTGCGAGGTACCTTTGGCGTTCATTATGATTGCCATTAGTTACGTCTCTCCAATATGTACTTGTCTAGCATACTGCTAGTCTACATGTAAACATGTAGTCAAATCCTATTAGGACTTAACTATATTTATCTTTTTTATAAATATATGTATGAGTACAGAATACACTAAATGGACTGTAGATAGAATATTAGATACAGCACCAATTGAAACAGATAAACTACACGTTATGGATGTAGAAAATTTTATGCACCCTGATTTGTACGCACAGGTACAAAATTGTATACCATGGAATCAATGGCAAAACGAGGAACTACCAGGTAGACATGGGTATCATATAGGTCCAGACGACCCACAAGAAGCATTGCAAATAGCCACAGAATATGTGTATAGAAACCAAGAGGTTTTAGATGCAATAGGTAATGTAATGAATATGTCAAGTAATGTAAACATCAATCAACCGTTTATGTGGATGGACACAAACAAAAATTCAGTACATGATGTTCACGTAGATCACCCTTCTTACTATTATACAGTTCAGCATTCATTAGCAGATACAGATGAATTTGCACACACAGGTACTATGTTTTGGGAGGTTGATTGTGCTTATGATCAAGCCATAGACGAAGGACTAGATCCTACATTTGGCGAAGATAGTAAATTAGTACGAATGGGACACCAAATGCCTTATGTTCCTAATAGGGCATACATATTACCAAGAAGCAGTAAAGGTTGGCATAGTTGCCCGGACCTTACTGTAGAACCGGACACTATGCAAAGGGTTATGGTTTATTTAATTGCTACTCTTCAGAAAACTTAACTCTGTTCAAGTAAGTTTCAGCACCACGTGACATTTTGCCACTTGTATGATCTTTGACAAATGCAGTAATAGTAATGCTATCACCTACGTCAGCATTAGACTTTTGTGAAAAGAATTTTACAATATTGGAGTTGCCTTCTTTGGCAACATACAAATAACTGTTACTTCTCCAAATAAATTTCTTGTGAAGTATTTCAACATTAAATGTTTCACGTTCATGTAGTCTTCCAACATGCTGACTTTGTTGTGCAAGTTCTTTTTCCATTTTGTTAAATGCACGTTGCTTTTGTCCGTTTTCATATACACTAGGCAAACTTGCAATAATACCAATGTCCTTGTATTGAACAAATTCCTTATTAATAAGTCCTAGGATCGATTTTTCAAAGTCACTGATGTCACGTTTGATTGCTTTTAGACTTAGGCCTTTGAAATATTTAATCATATGCTCAACATTTTCGCTATCGCTTTCAACAACTGAGATATCATTGTAATAGGTATCTAGTGTTTTATCAATACGAGATGTTTTGAATTTTTCAATACCTAAGTGGTTATTGATAATAAACAGGTTAGGCAATTTCTTTTGATAACCGTTTTCATCTTCTTCGATGTTGGCATCCTTTTTGATGTAACCACCATTTACTCTGTTTACTGCTACTGACAATGAAAGAAGATCAGTAAGACTATACTGATCCTCAAACCATTTACCTGTTCTTGCTTTCTTAATATTCATTAAGCGGCCTCTATCATTGAAAGTGGAACACTATATGAACGGCCTCGCATATCTACAATAGCCTTCTTAACATTCACTTTGGTAATAACACCAGGTGTGCGTTTTGTTTTTTGAACAACAAATACATTGTCGCCGACACTTAGACTTGCTTTAGCATTAAGTGTTTTAACAGAATTGGTAAATGCACTTAGTTCGTTAAGTTCTGACAAACTAAAGTTACCGTTTTTAATTGCTTGTTTAATTTCTAAAAGTTCCATTACACATTCCTCAAAACATATCTACCTTCAACAACATCATCTCTGAAACTGCCATCTTTGTTTCTACCAGGTGATGTACTTGCATGAATAACATTTGAATAATCTGCAGGGTTGATACCTGTTCTAGCATAAACACTATCACATACTCTTTTCACCATCACATTTCTGTGAGCAGTATTGACACCAGTTGGATATTCGCTACCTTCTGGGTGATCAATGTTTTCTTCGTGATTGTACCACATGCTTTCTAATCCAGTAAGTTGGATATTGTAACTAGGCAATGCCTTGTCAATCAAAGTAAGCGAACTAATCCAGTAACCTAGTGGTGCTGTAATTTTATCTTTGCTTTGATTTGTTGTATTTAAGTTTTGCATAAAGACCTCCTACCGTCTGTTTTTGCTAAATTATGTATATATTATAGCAAATTCTAGGGTCGAGGTCAACCGGTTTTTACAATTAAATTGTATATTTCTTCCCAGTTTTTACATACACTTGCATCACCTTTGTAATGCATATTGTGTCCATGTTCAACTAAGATACCTTTTAGACCAGCATCTATGCCCCAATCAACATTCTGTGGCTTGTCTTCAATCCAGTATGCTCCAGGATATTTTTTACCAAACTCTAGTAATATTTCATCCTTGTCTGCACCTGTATCTAAACAAATAACTTCTTTAAAACAGTCGTCACCAAACAGTTTATTCAAGTTCTTAGTTCTAAGTTCTTGTGCATAAGGGTCTAAACTCAAACTTGTAATTGCTACAAATTGATATTGATGTTGCTCATGTAACTTTTTAACAAAGTATTGAGCATCTCTAAGTGGAGGCAAAAATCCAATTGCCGCACTTTCATTAAAATTTTTAATTACTTGATCACCAGTAGAGTCGTTTCTAAGATCAAACTTTTCTCTAATGCTGTAATGTAATCTGTGATTTTCTACTGGGAAGTGTCCTCTGTGTTCCATCCAATTATGGAATGCAAACTCCCAATCTAATACCACACCGTCGCAGTCTGTTAATATAACTTTATTTTTCATACATGTATTATACATTCTTTTATCCTCTGTGTCAAGTCAAAAGAAAAGCGACCGAAGCCGCTTTTCCAATGTTTATTTTGATTAGTCTAAACTAAACGATTAAACAACATACTTGTATTCAACAACACCTGTTACAACACCTGCTGTAGGTGTAGCACTTGTTGATCCGTCACTTTGAACGAACTCAAGTTGTACTGCCGCATTTTTAGTTAGCGAACTTGCAAAAGGTAAGTCAATAACATAAGTTCCAACTGCAACGTCGTTAGTTGTATGAGCCGCTAGTACATTACCTGCACCTGCGTTATCTTTAACTAACATACCGTCAACTGAACCACCTGCTATCAATGTTGTAACATTAAGAATCACTCTACTTGCGTAATATGTTCTTCCTGATACGTTAGGTACAGTACCTATATCAAAAGAAGAGTCACTGCTGTTTGCTGTGAAACTTGCTATTAATGTAAGACCGTCACCACCGTTGTTATCAACATAGTCTTTAACTGCCGCTGATGTTGGTAAAGTAGTATCGTTATCGTTACTACTAATTCCGTCTGCTTCATCAACGAACTTAGTTACTGCAATACTTTCACCACTGTCAGTTAATGTACCAAAAGATACAATTCCTGAAGCAGTTACGTTTACTAGTCCAGTAGCACTACCAGAATTAATAGAAGCAGTTCCGTCTGTTAATGTACCACCTTGTAGTGATCCACTAAATGTACCTGCTGTCATATCTGATAATGTTTGATCCATTGCAAAAGTAACGTCATCATTTGTGTTACTTGAAGTAATGTTTCTTCCACCTAATAGTTTTAACTTGTCACTTGCTAATGCAACTACGTTATCAGCCGCATCATCTGACTGGATAGTCAATGATGTTGCAATTGATACTTCTGCCGCCGCTGTTATACGACCTTGTGCATCAACTGTAAAAGTTGCTACATTAGAAGCATCACCGTAATCACCTGCTGTAACGGCTGTATTATCTAAACCTAATGTTACACTACTTGCGCCGGAGGCTGAAGTTATTCCAGTTCCACCTGCGATAGTTAATGTACCAGTATCTAAGTCTAGAGTTCTTCCTGTACCGTCGTCACCAGTAAATGCTAAGTCATCGTCTCTGTCTAAGCCATCGACGTATGCTTTCATTTCAGTGTTAGCAGTATTTACATACGTGAGCATGTTACTGTTTGCTGTTGTAATAGTACTGTTTAAAGTAGTAACTTCGCCATCAACATAAGCCTTCACACTTTGTTGAGTTGGTACAGCAGTAGCACTATCTGAAGACATATTATCTTCATCTAGGAATGCTGTGATTGACGCACCACTGGCACCAGTAAAACTAGAACCTGTGATTCCAGCCGCCTGCATGTCAGCCGCAGTATAAGTTAAAGCACCTGTTGAAGAACCTGTGAAAGATCCTGTTCCAAATACTACTTTATCTGCTGATTCGTCCCAACCTAAAAATACGTTGTCGCTGTCGCCTCTTTCGATAACAAGACCGACGTCGTTTGAAGGTGTACCAGTTGTGCCTGTTCCTAATTCTAGTAAGGCATCACTGATTGTTGTATTAGTTGAACTAACAGTTGTGGTTGCACCATTAACCGTTAAGTCACCTGTAATGACTGCGTCACCGTTAACAGTAACACTACTTGATGTTATATCGTCTGAAAGTAATGATCCTTGAACGTCAACGTTGGCGGCTCTAATAGCCTTAAGTGTTGAACCATCTGACCCTGTGAATTCGTATCTATCATTAGCACTTACCCACTTAAATCGTCCACCACCTTTGCCAAGTTGTACATCGTTGGATATACCTTTTAGACCAAAATTCTTTACATCTGCCATTTTGATTTTCTCCTTGGAGTTTTTGAGGGTATTCAACTCCCTCTTTCAATTTTTACATTGTTCCGGAATAATGTGTGTTGATGTATTGTGTACTACTATTTATCTTTGAACCAGAAAAACTGGCCTTTAAATACCTTAAAATTTCTGTGCTTTTTTTAAACGTATGTGACTTTAACAGTGGCATTACCGGCTGTTGCGCCGTAATGATTGATTCTGAAGTTTACTTCTAATTCATCTGTATTAGAAGAAGGCCATACATACTCTGGATTTGTTATGTATCCGCCTGCTGAGCCAGGATCGTTATCGTCCTGTCCATGTAAGAAATCTGTATCTACTGTGGTACCAACTTCCATTGTGGCTTCTTGTGAACCACCTGTGAATGCTGTGTGTACTTCGACACTAACACTTTGTATTTTACCACCTGGCGATACATTACCTAAGTCATAATTTTGACTGTTACCAAAGCCTCCTACTGGTGCTGTTACGTTGTATGTGAGCGTCTGTGCGTCGGTATTAGCACTATCCTGGTCACTTACCTTAGTCCAACTACTACCATCATATAAGTATAATGCCCACTCACCAACACCGTTATCTATAACGTATGCTTGGTCACCTGTTGTAGGTGATAGTGAATTTCTAGCACTTATATCTGATACTACTGTTACACTAGCACTTCTAATACCTTGTTCTACATTCATTGCTAATGGGAACATTCCATTGTGTACACTGAAAATACCTGCGTTGTTTTCAAAGTTACCTGTGCTATCGTAAATATCAATTGGCCCACCATCAGTTCTAGTAAGTTTTAGTTTACTACCTGTACTTGCTGATGTAAAAGAAGGTAACCCAGAAACATTACTACTACCTACAAATGGATTACCGTTAGTATCATTAGAATTATTAAAGATGTTTATAGCATTACCGTTTGCTTCTGTGAGTGTTAATGCACTACTAGTAAATGTAGCAGTCAAATTAGGAATACTTGCGGCATTAATATCTGTTGCCATGTCTTCTGGAATAGCAACTGCTATACCGTATGCACTTTGTCCTGCGGCATTAGTAGTAAAGTTTACTGTTGTATTACCACTACCGCCATTAAAAATAGCACTAAATGTTGTATAACCGCCAACTAGTCCGTATGCTGTTCCACTAGCACTTGAAGTCACAGTTGTTGGTGCCGGTGATGTATCTGCTGTTATACTTGTACCACTAAGTCCATTTATTTGACTTACAGTTTCTGATAATGTACTACTAAAGCCTGCTCCATTAAATGTGTGACTTACACCATTAAATTTAACAACTGTACCATCTGGTATTGTTGGGTTTATTGCTGAACCAGTTGTGCTTGTTTCTACAGCATTAGCAATCTTTAAGAACATTATTTTACCTGTATCAGATGTAGTTAAGTCTCCATCTGTATCTGCGTAAATAAAATCTCCTGCTGAACCTGGTATTGCTGGTACAAAGTCTATAATTCTGTTATTAGGTGACACCATAAATGCGTTAGGTCCTGGGCCATTCTCTACTACAACACCAAAACTCTTACTTACTAGAGCGGCATTTGCCTTAACAAAATCTCCTGTATCACTGACTGCTATAACATCACCTACACTAAAACCGTGTGCTGTCTTTTCTAATAAGTAATTTAATTGTGGATTTAAGTATTGAAATCTACTGTTTACGTTTGCGTAAAAGTCCGAACTAACAATACCAGTTGGAAGTGGATCTAACATTGGGTGTCCACTTTCGTTTAGTGTGAACACTACAGCACTACCACTATTGAATATACCAAGTCCTGTATTACTTTTAAATGTATTGTAACGTGCTACGTCTTCAACAACACATGTTACTGAACTAGCACTTTTGCTGTCAACTGAAATAATTTTTAAACACTTACCGTCAGTTGCTCCTGCTACCCAGTCGCCAACTGCTACATCAAGTCCGTTAAACTCTCTGTCTTTTCTTGTTAAGTGAGAACCATGTGATTGAGATGTAACTGAAAACACAATAGTCCATTGATAATTTTTTGGGGAACTACCACCTGAGTACCATCTGTCTGCTGAACCGTTAGCATGTGGCCATACAGTTTTACCAGTAATGCTAGTTACATTAACACCTAAAACTTTATTTGGTACATTGAGTTCTATTTGACTAGTCTTATAAGACATAGTATTACTCCGCCATCACAAACGTAATCCAAGCATGGGTGCTTGTTCCAAACGATCTACTTGCTCCTGTTATCGCTTCTGTGACTTTCAAGTCTACGTTAGCATCACTTGAGAAACTTCCAAATGCTGTTGGAGATCCACTGCTTCCGCCGCCGTCTACTGTTCTTGTTGTCCAGTCACCACTAACAGCATTCATGCTGTATTTGTTTGACGCATATTGATAACCATGGGCCATAATTGCTACTGGTGGATAATCAAATCCTGTAAACTGTACTTCAATCTCAGCACCTGTATCGCTGGTAATTGTTGTAGCATTAATGCCTGCTGTAGTATCTGATATACTTGATAGTGCGCCTGACGTACTGTAATTGAGTTTCATTCTTTCATAAGTGTTACCACGTGTTACGGAACCGCCGCCTCCGCCGCCACCTGGCTCACCTTTTTGTCCTTTATCTCCAGCCGCACCATCTGATCCATCTGCTCCATCTGATCCTGCTGGTCCTTGTGGACCTGCTACTGTACTTGGTTCACCCTTAGCACCTGTTGGTCCTTGTGGACCTGTTGGACCTGCATTACCGTCACTACCTGCTGTACCCTGTGGTCCAGTGTCACCTTTTTGTCCTTTATCACCTGTCGGTCCAGTTGGGCCACCTAATTCACCTTTGTCACCCTTACTTCCTGTTGGACCTACTGGTCCTACGTTACCTTGAGGTCCTGTTGGTCCTGTAGCACCTGCTGAACCCTGTGGACCTACTTCACCTTTAGTACCCTGTCCACCCTGTGGTCCAGTTGCACCTTGTGGTCCTAATTCTCCTTTTTGTCCTTTGGCTCCATCGTTACCAGCATCTCCCTGAGGACCTGTTGGACCTGCTGGTCCTGTTGCTCCTGCTGGTCCTGTTGGACCTGCTACTGTACTATCAGCACCTGTGGCTCCCTTCTGTCCTTGAGCACCTTGAGGTCCTGTGGCACCTTGAGCACCAGTTGAACCTTGTGGACCTATATCACCTTTTGATCCTTGTGGACCTGTTGGACCTGCTACACCTTGAGCACCAGTTGTACCTTGAGCACCTGTGGCTCCAGTTTCACCTTTTTGTCCAGTATCACCTTTTTGTCCTTTATCTCCTGCTGATGAGGCCGCTACCCATGAACTATCATAATAAATGTATAGATCACCGTCATCACTTGCCCACCATAAGTCGCCTTCAGAGCCACCACTTGGGGAAACATTTGCAACGGCAACTGAGGCATCAACACTATCTAATGCTGAACTTATATCAACATTACTACTACCGCCACTAATTGAAATGACATTACCTGTCATACTTAGTGTTTGGTTAGTACCAGCACCTATTTCACCTTTTTGTCCTTGTGGTCCAGTTGCTCCAACTTCACCTTTATCTCCAGCAGTTCCTTGTGGTCCTGTTGGTCCTGCATCTCCTTGAGGTCCTGTTGCTCCAGTGGCTCCTTTATCTCCGGCAGTTCCTTGTGGTCCTTGTGGGCCAACTTCGCCTTTTGCTCCATCGTTTCCTGCTGGTCCAGTTGCACCTGCTGGTCCTGTTGGTCCAACATCTCCTTGTGCACCTTTATCTCCAGTTGCACCAGTTGTTCCCTGGGCACCTTGATCTCCTTTTGAACCTTTGTCTCCATTGGCTCCTGCAGGTCCTGTATTACCTACATTTCCTTGTGGACCTGTGGCTCCTGTTGCGCCAGTCTCTCCTACTTCACCCTTTTGTCCTTTTGCCCCATCACTACCTGCTGGGCCAGTTGCTCCAGTATCACCTTTGACTCCTGAACCTGAACCGGTAGCATCGATTGTAATTGTTTGAGCATTGCTATCTGCTGATATTGTTGCATTAGCACCTGCTATAAATGTTAATTGGTCTGCGGCTACATTTGCTACTACACTATTACCACCTTGTACACTTACAGTTTTAAATGCTTCGCCGGCTCCACCGCCTCCGCCACTGCCTGTGTTATTAATTGTAATAGTATCAGTACTTGCATCAGCAGTAATCGAAATACCGCTACCTGCTACAAAATTTAATGTATCTTGATTATTTTCTGCAATAATTAAGTCTTGTCCAGCAACACTAATATTTTTAAATATACCATCATTTAGTTGGGTATTATTAATTGTTACTGTATCGCCTGTAACTGATGTTGTTATACCTGTACCACCAACAATATTAAATGTATCGTCTTTGGCACTAGCATCTGTTGAACCTGAATCGCCTGTAAAACTCTTATAATATCTTAATGCAGATACATTAGAGGTAATTGCTGTATTAACTTCTGCTTTAGTGTACTTGTCAATACTACTATCATTTAATGTAGCATCAATTATAATTGAATCTGTTCCTGGATTAGCAGTAAAACTTACATTACTACCGCTAACTAAATTTAATGTATCATTATTGTTATCTGCAATAAGAAGTGTGCCATCTACATCGACGTTTTTAAATACGCCTGTGATAGCATCTGTTTTTGAAATCTGTATAGTATTGTTGGCTGTATATTGATTTACATCAATACCTGTTCCGCCCTCAAATCTAATTGCGTGGGTGGCACTTGTGGCACTGATTGTATTTGCTGAGCCAACACTAGTAACTGTGCTTATAGCATTTTGTAATTGTGCTGATGCAATATTGGCATCAACTTCTGCTTTGCTGTAAACACCTAAATTTGTTCTTGCTGTTGCGGCATCTGGTAAGTCACTTAAATTATTTGTTTTGTTGACTGCGTTTGCTAATGTTGCCGCTGTAATAATAGTTGAGCCATCTTCTAATCTAATGGCCGAGTCTGCTGTTCCTCTAAATCTGTTTGCAAATATATTTAAATATTTGTAATTGCTGTTACCAATGTCATATGACATTGTTGTATCTGGTGCACTTGTGGCACTCTTAGGAATATAATTTGCTAAGTTGGCAGTTAGTTGACTAGCAGTTAAACCACCAGTTTGTAATGTTGTCCAACTAACACCACCTGAACCATTTGTTACAAGTACTTGTCCGTTAGTACCATCTGATGTTGGTAATGTAAATGCGTTAGCAAATGTTGTACTTCTATTAGAATTTATTTTTAATGCTGGTGTTGTACTACTTGCACTACCTACATAAAATACAGTACTGTTTGCACTTCTAACTTCAATATGACCATCTGTGCTTTTTGTTCCTAATATTAAACTATGTTGTGAACTAAGTTCTACATCTGCGGCATCGTTTGAACTAATAACAAATCTTGTTTTAGCATCAAATCCTGCACTTTGACTGTTAGTAGGATAGTTTGCGTTATTTAATATACCTGCGTATGCTGTGATATTAGCATTATCACCAAAGTTTCTACCTGAGAAGATATTTGTATTGCCATTCACATTGTGAATGCTTAATGGTGTTGGTAGTGTATATGCTGTTGAGGAAACAGTAATAACGTTTGCAGATTCAGTTACAGTTGTTGCACCTGAGCCTTGTATCTTTTTAAAGTTTAATTGTGAACCGTCTTTTGCTGAGAATAGTCCAATGCCTGAAGCACCAACATTAGCACCACCAGTAACGGCGGCATTGGCATCTGAAGACAAACTATCTTGTGCTACAAAAATTCCTTGTGCAGAATCGTAAACTAGGATCTGATTATCGGTGATCCCGTCTATATTAAAAGTTAAATTATCTCCTGTTACATTTGGCATAGTATTCCTATTCTAATTTGCAATTATAATGTATTTATCAACTAAGTTGATTTAATTGCTTAATAAAATTTGTGAGATACTACCGTAAGATGACTCGTATGTACTACCATCGCCGACTCCTGTTCTATCTAGAACGGCTCTTAGGTATACATAATTACCCTTAAATGTGTGAATTTCTGTGCCTGTAGTTGCAGATGCTTTTTCAATTAGTTTAATATCTCCCCAATCGGCTGATTCAGGGGTTAATGATAGTGTGCCTTGCAGTTTAATCTTGCCTACAAAAGCATTTAACTTTACACTAACGGAGTGAATTCCGTCCGTATAACCGAAATAACTATCTGCTTTGATTTTGTCGCCGGTTAAACTCATGTTATCGCTTGAGTTTCCTAGCATTTCTAATGTTCTTCTCATAAGTAGCCTCAATTGTATTTATCTCAATAAGGCACTTATGAGAATGTTGTTAAACTTGTTCGAGTCGAGTCATCAGTCTTTCAGCACGGTTAGTTACTTGTTTGTGCCATCTTGAATCTCTACCTTCCTTTGCGGCTTCTTTCCAATCTTCTTTTAGAATTGCGGCATGCATTTTCTTAAACTTACTAAGTCTTGTACGACCCATGTTAAACATCATATTAACCAAGATTTGCTGGACCTCGTCTGGTAAGTCTCCAAACACCCCTTCTTCGTATAATAACTCACACTCAGATATTGCTGTGTCAAGGTCTCTTTCAAAACATTCTTTAACACGTTCTTCTGATACTGGTGTTCCAACTTCTGCTCCATGCTCTGGATCGGTGTCGAGGACCAAATGCCCCACTCCAAAAGTCGGGTATCCCAAGTGGTCGAGGTAGATCTCATTGACTACTCCTTCATCTATTTTAAGTTGCTCAAAAACTGCTTCTCTATCTAATTTTGTGTCTCTTCCAAATAATCCCATTTATAATTCCTCTGTGGTAACAACTTTATATATTTCGCTATTACCTACTGTTAATTGTAATTTAGCAACATCTTTTTTATTGGTCATGTAAACTGTTGATTTCCAACCATCACCAGTGTGTGTTACTTTTGCATCCATACTAAGTTTGCTAACTTTTTTAACCCAATCAATATTTGGCCAATACTTGTATGCTACATATCTATATTTATTAAAAAACAGTTGTCTTCTAAGTATTTGATTATTTGATGTAATAACATCATATTCTTCTTGCGAACGTATACCTTGTACACTAATTATACTATCTTTAAATTTTCTAATAAATTTTTTAGCAACTTTGCTATCTGAAAAATACACTGAATAATTTTTGTGCCATGCAAATTTCATTGTGTCCCAGCAGTACTGATTTTGAAATTTGTATATTTCTTCTAATACCATAGGATCGTGTATAAGCCAATTGCCTTTTACTTCTGCTTTGATATGATACTTATTCCACCATAATTTAAATGATGGCCGGATATCTATACCGGAAACAGTATTGCCTAAATTCATTTGACAGTGAATTCAAACTGCTCAATATAATCTACAAGTACTACGCCTTCCTCTATTTTATCAAACAATATTTTTTTACTAATTGGCTTCTTGACAACATCTTCGAACAATCTTTTTAAAGGCCTTGCACCCATGCTAGGTTCAAATCCGTTATCTGCAATATATTTCTTAGCCGCTTTGGTAAGTTCAATACTAACTTTACTGTCATTACTAGCAAGTAATTCGTTTGTTTCTCTAACAATTTTATCAATAATAAGATTAACTTCTTTCATTCCTAGTTTGTTAAACTTAACATAAGAGTCTATCCTGTTTCTAAACTCTGGTGTGAAGAAACTTTTGACTGCTTTTATATCTGTGTCTGTATGTGATGTTTCACCAAATCCAATCTTGCTTGTTTCTGCCTTGGCGGCACCTAAGTTACTTGTCATTATAAGTGTAACATTACTGAAGTCTACTTGCTTGCCTGTTGCACCTGTAAGTCTACCATCGTCCATTACTTGTAGTAACACTTGTAATACTTCTGGTGCGGCTTTCTCTACTTCATCTAGTAGCAACACACAATTAGGATTCTTATCAATTTCAGAAAGCAACATGCCTTGTCCTAGTTCGCCTTCTGCGTGTCCTACATAACCTGGAGGAGCACCAATTAGTTTACTTACACTATGTCTTTCCATATACTCTGACATGTCAAACTTAACAAGTTTAATATCTAATTCGTCTGCTAATGCTCTTGCTGTTTCTGTTTTACCTACACCAGTCGGTCCTACAAATAGGAAACTACCAATTGGTTTGTTTGGTTCTCTTAGGCCTGCTTTACTAACAAGTATACTTTCTACTAGTTTATCGACTGCTTCGTCTTGTCCAAACACTTTCTTTTTAATCTTTTTATCTAACTTGCTGAAGCCTTTTGTGTCTTTAACATCTACTACTTCTTGTTTAATTTTAGCAATCTTTGATACCTGTGCTACTACTGAGTCAAGATTTACAACTTTCTTTTCTAATACTTTAGTGACTGCACCTGCGGCATCTACAATGTCTAATGCTTTGTCTGGAAAGTACTTATTCTTAATATATCTGTCTGCCAATTCACATGCTTTTTCTATAGCACCTTCTTCATACTTGACTTTGTGAAACTCTTCGTAGTATGGCTGTAAGCCTTGGCATATTTTAATAGTATCTTTAAGTGTTGTTTCTTCTACGTCTAGTCTTGCAAACCTACGCATTAATGCTCTGTCTTTTTCAAATGTACTTGCAAATTCATCTGGTGTTGTTGCACCAATACACAATAGTTTACCTTTGCCTAACAATGGCTTTAACATGTTTGCCGCATCTACTTGACTGCTACCAGCACTACCGGCACCCATAATCATATGTATCTCGTCAATAAACAGAATAGCATTTTCGTTCTTTTCTATCTGTTCTAAAACTGTTTTTAGTCTTTCTTCAAAGTCACCTCTAAACTTTGTACCTGCTAACATTGTACCAACATCTATTTGATAAACAGTTTTATCTTCTAGTGTTTTAGGAACTTGCTTGTTGATAATTTTCCATGCCATACCTTCTGCAATAGCAGTTTTACCTACACCGGGTTCACCAACTAAGCATACGTTATTCTTTTTACGTCTAGCAAGTATTTCAACAACATCATTTACTTCTTCGCTTCTACCAATGAGAGGATCAATACTTCCGTTCATTGCTTCTTCGTTTAAGTTTTTAATGTAGTCTTGTGTTTCTTCTACTAGTTCGCCTTCAACGACATCGCCTAATATTTCAATTAAATTTTCTCTATGGCAACCATTAACTGCTAAAAAATATGCACTATGTGAATTTTCTTCATTTGTAATACTAACTAGCAAATCAATTGCAGATATTTTATCTCTACCATTAAAGATACTTTGTGCAAATGCTCTTTGAAAGACACGTTCAACTGCTACAGTTTTCTTAGGCTTGCCTGTGCTACCGCCTTCTGATTTAAGATTGTTGTACTCATCGTCATTAAGATAAGTCACAATGTCTGCTTCTAATTGTTTAATTTCAACATTACATTCACCTAATACTTTTTTAATCTCTTTATCTTTAATAAGAGCCAGAGCAACATGCTCTAGAGTCATATACTCATGACTAAATTGATTAGATATTTCGTATGCTTTTTCTATAATTCCTTCAACATTCATAATAGTATTTAATTATTTCTCCTACGTTCTTGATTAATTCTTCGTATAAGGTTAACATGATCATGATCTATGGATTCGGGTGCAGTAACAGACACTTGTAAAAGGAAGTCTCCTACTATACTGCTACGTGGATTTGTAAAACCCTCTCCTCTTAATTTAAGTCTAGAGTTAGGTTGTGTTAGTGCCGGAATGTTTACTGATAACATCCTGCCATTAACATGCCTAACTTCAATAGTGGTACCAACAATGGCTTCTAGATAATCAATTTCTACAATACCAATAAGGTCGTTACCATTTTTAGCAAATTCTCTATGTGGCTGATATCTGACTCTTACAAATAAATTACCTGGCGGTAAGTTAGGATCTTGCTGTGGGCCTTTGCCATGTAAAGTGAAACGAGTACCTTCTTCTGTGCCTTTTGGTATATTGAGATCTATAACACCTGTACCAACATCTATTCTTTTTGTTACACCAAAAAACACATCTTCCAATGATAATAGTATATCTGTTTGAGCATCAAAGTTTTGTTCTCTACGACGTTGACCTCTTTGTCCAAATATATCTCTAAATATATCTCCAAACGGATTGGCGCCACTAAAAGGATCACCACCACCAAAGCCTTCAAAAGGATTAGGATTGTCATACTGACTACGTTTTTGTGGATCACTTAGTGTGTCGTATGCTTCTTGCACTCTTTTGAATTCTTCAGGGTTACCGCCTTTGTCAGGATGATGCTTACTCGCTAATTTGCGATATGCTTTTTTGATAGCGGAGGCATCAGCATCGCGGCTAACCCCCAATGTTTGGTAGTGATCCATATTAACTTATTATAATGTTCTTTGACAGAAATGTCAAGTGTTAATCGTCTTTTGTGAGTTTTTTTGGCTCAAAGTCACTAGACTTAATAATACTGCTACTGTCTTCTTTGCCTTGCTGTTCTTCTGGCTCATAGTATTGTTTATATGCTTCTATGATTGCTCTGTACTTTATGATTTGATTTCTCATTTGCACATTGTTTTTTTGTAATAGTTCGTAATCTTCGTCAGTAAGACCAAATAATACAGCATCTATGTTTGCTTTTTTAAGTTCAGCAAATACTTCTTCTTGGTTGCCTTCGTTTATAATCTTCCAATTAATTTGCTCCAATGCTACAACTGGAGGCATATCTAAGTCTAAAGGCATACGTTCTACTTCTTTAGTAAAGATTTCTAAAGACTTTGTAGATGCACAACCACTAATAAGGAACGTAATTAGGATTGGCAATATTAGTGCATTCTGCATTAATCTGCGATTTCTTAGTTGCATTTAACTCCTCCTCTGTTAGTGGTGAGCCTTGTGCTATTTCAAAACACCTTGCTCTTTGTTTTTCTCTTTTGCCTTCTATTCTTTGTATACTTTTAGGCTTTGCTACTGCTAATGCACCAACATCTCTTCTTTCGCCTGATGCATTTACTTTGTTAAACTTTTCATTTGCAAGATTTAAATCTGCTGTAAGTTTAGCATTGTTTTCATTTAACTGGTTATTGAGTGCGGTCTTAGTTTCTATATCACGTAACTGTTGCTCAATAACTGCTTGTTGTTGCTCAACAGCATTATTAAGTTTTTCATTGTTTAGTGTAAGGATTTCGTTTTCTGCTTTTAGATGTTGTACATACCATAAGCCTCCTGCGGCTCCGGACAACATTAGAAAAAAGAAAACTAGTTTAATTTGACCCAACATGTCTCTCTACTACTTCACATAGTGCAGACACAGTCATTATATCAAATGTTTCTTCTTCTGGTATGGATATACCTAGTTTGGATTCTATCTGAACAAATACATCAACTATGTCAAATTCATCACCGCCTAAGTCGTCCATTATATGACTGTCTACAGTAATATCTTTATCTTTGCCAAAATGTCCTTCTAGGACTTCTAAAATTTCTACTCTCATATTTTTCTCAATAACATAACATCGTCACTGCCTTCTCTAGAAATTGTAAACCTACCATCGCTAAAGTTATTAATTGCGTATGTTTTACCAATTGCATCAGCAAATGCCAAGTCATCGCTTAACATACTTCTAATAGGTTCTGATGAAATGTCTTCTAGTATATCTTTTTGACCAAAGTTGACTAATTCAAATTCAAATACTCTTTTACCTCTTTGAAATTGTATTGTATCTCTTTCTGTGTCTTTATCTAAACTTACGTTTGACATTAAACTGTCAATTAAAAAGTTACCTAAGTTTTCTTTGTAAGCAGATTCTTCTGCTTGTACTTTGTTTTGTTGGAATGTTTTTTTATCTACATACATATCTGGGTCCACTATTACAAAATCTTTCCATGTATCTTCGTGTAGTTTGAAATCTTGTTCTGCATAGTAAGGCTTTACAGTCCATGCTAATTTACCAGACAAGTTCTCTACATCATGTAAAATTTTATCTAATTTCTCAAAGACTTTATCGTCTCTGTCTACTTCAACAAACACCATGTAGTGTCCGTCTTCATTTGAGGCAGGTGATGCCTCGCAATCTAATGTTTCGTATGCTCCGGCCTCAATAAAGTTTGATAAGTCTTTAGCAGGATCAAGATCATCTACATAAAAGCCTATAACAATAACGTCTTTGTTGTCACCTGTTTTAGGTGCAAATTCGTCTAGGCTTACTTTAGGTATAACTAAGTCTACTAAATCTTCGTGCTTCATTATATGCCGCCTCCTAGTGGATCTGCTGGTGCAGGTGCTGATGGATCAACTCCTTGTTGTAACATTGCACCTTCGTCTGCATCCTGTGTAGATATAACATCGTCATTTATTTTGGTTTCTGCTTCATCATAATGTTCTAAATACTTTCTTGGTATTCTTAATTCGACTAACCATACAGGATCTGATTCTGTTTTAGTTTTTCTGTACACTCTATTACGTTTGATTTCGACTTCTATATCATCTGGACCCATTATCTTTTTAGGATATTCAAATACATCTTCATTAAATTTAACTTTGCAATCTTTGTTAGTTAAACGTAATGCTCCTTCTGGGTCTGGCATATCGTTTTTATCATACATCAATGTTAGGTCAATCCAGTATTTACTAGGACGTCCTACTTCGACTATCTTGCCCTTCTTCCAGTTCTTAAATGCATAAATACCTAGGTGCTCAAACAGACCATCTAGTTCTAATAGCATATCAAGAAGTGTACGATCTTGGTTGATTGCTTTAATAGTGTTGTTTATATCTTCAGATGTATATTTTGACATACAAGTATTTATCAAAGTTATTAAATGAGTTGTTTTAACATTGACGTCAAATACTAAATAATATTACATGATGATTAACAACCATTTAAAAAGTTGTAGAAATACATACAGAACCCCACCGTTCATGGAACCCATGCACGGTTTTTTTATGGCTCTAATAAGGAGACAACCATGTCAAGAAAAAAACGCAAAGAACGAGAATTCAAGGCGAAAATACGCCAACTACAAACGGAGGAATTAATATTGAAACTTGATAACAGATATAATACGAAGACGGCTAATTGTACAGTAGTACCTAGAAACATAACCCAAGACAATTTACTTGCATCACTAGAGCATACAAATACGTCTATTACATTTGCTGTAGGACCAGCAGGTACGGGTAAAACATATATTGCTACAAAGAAGGCCGTACAGTCGTTAATGTCTGGAATGGTGTCCAAAATAGTTATTACAAGGCCAGCAATAAGTGTTGATGAGCAACACGGCTTCTTACCTGGTACATTACAGGATAAGATGGCTCCATGGACTAGGCCAATTATAGATATTTTTGAGGAACACTTTACACCCAGTCACATAGAAAATATGATAGACGCAAACATTATTGAGATTGCACCACTGGCATATATGAGAGGTAGAACATTTAAAAACTCATTTGTTATTGCAGATGAAATGCAAAATGCAACTATTGAACAGATGAAAATGCTTTTAACTAGAATAGGCGTAGGCAGTAAAATGGTTATTACTGGTGACTTACGTCAACATGATAGAGGCTTTGGTGACAATGGATTAAAGGATTTCTTAGAAAGACTAGAAGAAAAGGATTACGAATTCATTAGAACAATAGAATTTACTAGCAAAGATATAGAAAGGCACCCTGCTGTTGCAGAAATACTAAGTGTCTATAATGATTTAAACTAATCTTTGTAAGATAATTTCGCTAACTTGGCCGACTTGGTTATGCTCTAAATCATACAAGTCGGTCATCCTATCAACTGCACTTTTAATAGCAACCAGAGGGTCGCTTTTGTTTTGTTTAATATGCGTGTAGACAAACCCACCTTCTCTAAATTCAGGCTCGTACTTAATCATTTCTTCTGCTACTGTAACCAGGTCGACCATAATGATAACTCGTTGATTTCTATTTCTTGTGGTTTATCAATGCACCACTTAATTGCTTCTGCTACTGTTTCAGGTGAAAGTTTATTGTAATCTTTAGCACGTGGCGGTATCATATCAGTATCTACATAGCCTGGATTAATATTAATTACTCTGACTCTTTTATTCATATCGCTGAATACATTAGATTGTGCTATATGATCTAAATGCTTTTTATCTGCTCCATACAATGATGTCCTAACACCGTCATACTTGCTTCTACTATTAATATTTACAATAGTTTTAGTATCGTCTGTTCTCCACAAGTTAAACAATTGATCAAAAAGTTCAGATTGTTTAGTGCCACTGTATGCATTATTAATAAACATATCACAGGAGTTGGCTGTCATTATGATAGGTTTGATTTCATTTATATCAAAGCCATTGCTTCTACTCATACCAATTACATCATGCTCTTTGCTTAGTAAATCAAAACATGCTTTACCAATGCCTTTGCTATGTCCTGTAATTGCTATTTTCAACTGTTCTTCCTTTTAAAGTACATGTAGATTCCATAGGCACTGATTATAAACCAAAAGAATTCTATTACCAAACTTGCTAGGTTAGGTGTGTAAACTAGACTAACTGTTACAAGTATTGCTACAATTAAGTTATTGAAACTGTACCAAAAACCCTTAGGGTCTATGCGTTCTAATTGTAATAATGCGTATGTGACTATAAGTAATGCCACACCTGTGAATCCTATTATATCGGGTATTGTAATCATGCTGATGCTGTATATTGTTTTGATATGTATTGCATTTTCCTAAACACACTCATCATACCAATTTGTCTTTGCATACTAAGTTGAGCACCTAATGGTATCTTTTGTACGGAAGACATGTTAAAATTAAGCATATCATTTGGTTGGTAACCACTGAATGCCTCTACTAAAATATGTAATAAACCTTTAACAAGTTTACTGTCTGAATGTGCATAGAATTGCAATGTATTGTTTTCGTCTAGTATGTGTGTTAACCACACATCGCTTTGACATCCTGCAACATAGTTTTCGTCATTAATCATTTCTGTAACACCAATACCTGCAAGACTGTCGCCTAATTCAATTAAGTATTCATAACGGTCTAAATCAGTTTCTAATGCTTCTAGTGTTTCTACTATGGGTTCTATAGTTGCTATCATCTTATCTTCTTGTTTTTACTAACTGCTTTTTCTAGCAGTGATAATTTAATGTTTTTACTTTGAGCATAATTGATTAATGCTTCTGTGTCCTTAGGAAAACAATGTCCACCAAAGCCAAACTCGCCATCAGTCCCAGGCACTTTCATATGACTATTGCCCATGCGTGGATCTCTTGTTAGCATATCTGTAAACTGGTCCCAACTAACCATACTGCTACTTGCTTGTTGTAGGTTGTATAGTTCATTAAAGAAAACAACTTTAGTTGCTAACCAACTATTAATAGTATACTTAATCAAACTTGCAGTACTCAAGTCTACTTTGAATGTCGGAACTACTCTCACATTGCTATACCTATTGTATGCTTTTTCAACTGTGTCGCAGTCTTTCCATTTCCCTCCGAGTACTTGCATGTTTGGATTAACAAAGTCCTGTGAAGCATTTGCTTCAGTGAGAAACTCTGGATTATAAACTATTTTTAATTTGTAGGATTTTTTAAATACATGTAAGTAGTCAGGTATAATTGTGCTTTTAACAACAACTATACCTTTATACTCACAATCGTTTAATTCTTGTAGAACTTCAGTAACAATGTCTACATTAACACTACCGTCTTCATTAGGTGGTGTTGGAACACAAACGAAAGTAAGCGGTGGATCAAAGTCATTGACAAGTTTATCAATTGTGTTGTCCTCTGAAATTTTAGGATCCACCACGTACTGTTCTATATTAGAAAAGCCATCACTGACAGCACTTCCTACAAAACCTTTACCTATAATTCCTATTTTATACTTCATTAAGTAACCAATTTAATTTTTTATTTACATACCTATTTACTGTTTGATCTGTAATATAAGTTGCTTTTTGAACAAGACCTAATCCTGACAAGGTTTCTTTTTGTTCATACCAGTCGTTTCTTGATGATGCTATGCCTTGTGCCATGACACTTTGCCAAGTAAATGCTTCAATATGATTTGTTATGACATTTCTTTTTTGTATTGCTTTCGAGGCTATGTCAGTACGTTCTTTTGCTTCTGATTTATTAGTGTATTCGTTTGACCATTCTAATGTATTTTCGTCTATGGTGTAACCAAATCTTTCTGGGTATATATCTATATCAGCAAAGGCGCCTTCGTCCCATGCTAACCATTCTCCACCAAAGTCTTTGTAGCCAGGATGATTCTTTTTAGGCTCAATGATTAATGTTATAGTACCAGCATTATCAACAAGTAAATTGTCTTCACAGTATCTTAAATTTTTTTCAAACTCTTCGTAACTGTCGTTTGCTAATCCAAATATAAAACCTGAACTAATCCAAAAGTCATCTATTTCTTTTCTTAACCTTTGAGAAACATACACAAGATCTTCTATTGTGCTTTTCTTTCTTGTGGCTTTTATTGCGGCATTACCAAAACTTTCTATACCAAAGTTAGCACCATTCATTCCAATTTCTTTATACAAATCAATTTGGTGAGGTCTTTTTGCCATAACATCAAGTCTAGCAAAAGATGTTATTCTGGGTTTGAAACTTAATTTATTAACAACTTTAGCAAGTAATTCAAGTTTTTCATCTGACTCATTAATTGTATCGTCTGCGGCGTAAAAGTGTGTAATACCGTATGTATCATATGCGTGTTGCATTGTGTAATAAAGTTGCTCTTCGCAATTCATATATAAAGTCTTAGACGCTCGTAATGGATAATTGCAAAAACTACAATTAAATTTACAGCCTAATGCAACTTCAAATCCTATTACGTCAGTAGATTCTAAAAAGTCATCATCTTTAAATAAACCGTATGTAATAGGTTTTTCAATGTCATAATTATAATTATGGTTAGCAAAAATATTTGTAAACTCTGGATTTTGTATAAACTTTGACATGTCTTTACCAGCAACAAAATCTGTTAGCATTTCTGCACATCTACCTAAGAAAATACCATCGCAATGTTTCATGTATTCCATGTCGTTACGTTGTACTCTTCTATTGCCTCCATATAATATTTTTGCATTAGGCAATTTACTTTTAATTTTACGAGCAAGTGCAATATACTCTTGCTCTAGTCCCATAGATAGAGTGGCACTTATACATATAAACTGTACATCTGAATTGCGTAAAAAATTTATTACACCTTTGATTAAGTCTTCTTCGTCAAAATGAAAACAAAAATCTATAACAGTTGATTCTACACCTAACTTTTCAAACTCGTGTTTGATAACATGAGCACCTAAAGATCTGTAGTTTGCTGGAAAAGTAGAACGAATTATTTCTTTAGATATTCTTGGCTTTTGTTTGTTAGATTCAGATATAACAACTGCTTTCTTTTTCATGCTAATATTTATTAACCCATAGCATTCATCTCTAGTTCTACTAGAGTTGCACTAAGGTTAATCTCTGGGTCTGCACAAGACACACTCTTCACCATACCATCTCTTATGATAACAATGCTTTGGTCTTGCTTCAGTGGCTCTGCTCCCCATAAATCTAAGTTTCTGTACAAAAACTTGAATACATCTTCGTACTCTTCTGGTCTTGCTTGATCACAAATAAGTGTTCTTGCTTCTTTGTATTTGCCTGCTTTGAATAACTCTACCATAGATAGCATCCAGTCGCTTTGTGCGGCATCGCCATCTTGAGGACTTTGTAATACACCGTCGACTACATTTTGTTGTACCAAGTTGATGCTCTTACGAAGATCTGGATAACTTGCTTGTACATAAGTGTCAAGGGTTTCTAAATCTATCTGTACGCCCTCTTCAACACAGATAGTTGCTATCCTGGCTGTAAATTCATTTATGTCTAGTTTCTCAATATGGAAACCTTGGGACCTAGAATGAAGAGCCGGGATAATTCTTTGTGGGTAGTTACAGGTTAATATGAACCTAGCAGTTGTATGATACATTTCCATCATACCACGTAACGCCGCCTGCCCATTAGGAGTAATGTAATCTGCTTCATCTAGCAATACATACTTAAACTCTCCAAACGGCATAGTACTCACAAAGTTTGTGATTCTATCTCTAATAACGTCAATACCATTTTCGTTACTAGCATTAATTTCAAGTATATCAAATTGATCTACTTCTAAACTGTGTAGCAATACCTTTGCTAATGTAGTTTTACCTGTACCTGGAGCACCACTAAACAGTAAGTGTGGCAATGCACCATCATTAATCCAGCCTTCTATCTGCTTACGTTGATTGATATCTCTAAATACATATCCATCTACTGTGTTAGGTCTGTATTTTTCTACCCATAATTCTTTCATTTAAAAACCTCAATAGTTGTTGTGTCGTTATGTTCATTAAAAAGAAAGTTTCTAGACTTTGTTACTTTCTTAACAGCACCTGCAACTCTATAATATGTAACTAGTTCTTGCTTAATAACATCTTCACTTGCTATTGGATACAAACCATTTGCATTTGCATGATTAGTATCATCTGTATAATCGTCAGTTTCCTGTGCATCATACAGTTCATCAAATAAGTTACCTTGTTTCATATATATTCCTTTTGTGTATTATAAACTAAATGTAGATAAAAGTCAACTATTTTTCGTAGCCAAAACATTCAAAATCTTCTTTCCAGTATTCTGCAATTTTGTCTCTATTGTTGTTGTGATCTAATAATTGCATAAAGTCTGATGTTGTTCTATTATCGCTTGGGTGTCTAGCATGAAAATTATTTGCTTTATGTATTTTTGTTTCCTTGCCTATGATTAATTTAGACACTTCAGGCCAACGTTCTTGTAGTTCTTCTTGTTTTAAAACAAAATCAAAAAATTCTATATTGGATGGTTCATTGTCTAGTATTGTATGTATCAAAGGTTCGTTTACCAATGTAACTTGCCACCAATGCCTTGCTTCATTGCCGCTCATGTAATCGCACATCTCATCTAAGAAGTATGTGAATGCTTCTATGTGCTTGTCCATATCATCAGTCATTTTATATAGAGACATATCAATTTGTGTAGAATGGTCTGCATTGGGTGGTGGTTGGTTAGGGTGATCAGGGTCACTTATGTTTACAGGAAAGTAAGGAGCATAATGCCAAATGTCTGCTAGATAACCTGCTACTACTCTTGAATATGGATTACGGCAAAAAGTTACTTTAGGTGCGGCTAGTATATCGTTTTCTACTACATCAAATAAATCATAATTAATAGACCAGTTGTCGCCTGACAAGTCTAAATAATTTTCTCTACCAATGTATGCTTCAAGCCAGACATTTAATGAGTTTGAACCGCAACGTCTACCTTTAACAAACACAAAAGGGTATGCTTGTTTTTTGCCAATCAGGATTTCCACTATCTTTTTCTTTTAAGTTGATGTTCTATTTCTTTTTTTCTATGCTCGTGTAAGAATATATCTTCATCTACATAAGTAGGTGCATTGTCTAATGCCTTTTTGGCTTG